TCAAAGCCAGAGAGGCGGCGGCCATGCGGCCAGCGACGGAACGAAACTTCACGCGGAACACTCCAGTAGTTACTTTGCATCAAGTTTATATCAATTCTTGCAATTCCAGAAACTTGCCGGCCGCCGGGCAGTTTGATCTGGCACAAAGCGACCGGTGACCCGCGCGCTAATGTGAAGCCAGGAGGGAGATATGGACCCGAACCGACCAAACGAAACAATGGCTAGCCTGGTGGATCAGGCGATCCAGATGGCCAATGAAACGACGCGACCGAAGGCGGCCGAGTTCCTGTATCAGCGTGGCTGCTCGATCGACGTCATCGCGCGCGTGCTGGAAAAGAACCGTCCACCGGGCCGAATACGCGCCGCCACCGCAAGGCCTCTGGAGCAATCAGCGGCGCTGGAAGCGCTGCGGGGGAATGGCGCCGGGGCGCTTCCACTTGAACCAGTCGCTGGAACGCTGCCCGGGCACATAAAGTGAGTCGGCTTTTTTACCGACGATGCCTTCTAGCTGCAGACTTTTGGCCTGTTCATACAGCCAGGTCAATGGCCTGGGATGCATGCTCACGTCGAAGTAGCCCACCACCAGCACAAACTGCGGGGGCGCGGCGAAAATCCTTGTCAGCACGGCTTTGCGCTCGCGCAATGGCAGGTTCATGACGTTGCGTTCACCAGCAATCAAAACGTCGAAAGCGCAGAATGTCACGGATGGGGCGCCGGGCGTCCATCGTCGGCGCCGGGCCCGCGCTTGCAAGGCTTCGAAGTCGGTACGGCCCAGATCGTCCAATACACATACCTCGCCATCGATGACGGTCCGCGCGCACGTTACGCTGGCCAGCGATTGCGTCACTTCGGGGAACCAGGTGGAACAGTTGGCCCCGTTACGTGTTTTGAGCACACAACGACCATCGCCGAATTCGGCTAGGACCCGGTATCCATCATATTTGACTTCGGCAAAGTAGTCGCCTTCGTCCCTTGGGGCAGCAGTCCTCTCGCTTAGCAGCATGGGCGACAGATCGGCAAGGGCGGGGCTCGCGGCGACAGGCACCCGCTTACTTGGCAGCTTTTTTGGTTCCGGCATCGGGCTGACGATTCGCTTCGGATCAGGTGCCCCTGATGTTACTCCCCTCAGCGCTCGACGCCGTTCCTGTGTCGCTCAGCAGAATGACTGGTACTTCGTTTCCAAAGCGCTTGGCGACCAAGGCACGCATGGCTGCCGTGGCAAGGTCGGGCCCCCGCCCATCGGCGTGATGGCGCGCCGCGGTGATCCAGCCACCATCGGGGCAATAGCGGCGCGTAATCTGCACGCAGTCGGCATCGCGCTCGGGGTGGAACGCGCACCATTCGCCAAGCAGGAAAGCGAGCCCGAACTGTTCGCGCTGCAGGATGGGTGTAGCGATCAACGGATTGGCGATCGGATCGTAGGCGGTCACGACGCCGTTGTGGGTCAGTACGCAAATGGCCTGGTCGGTGCGAGGGACCTGCTGCAGGTGCAGCTTCTCGGCGGCGATTCCGTCAGCGCGCGCGGTCCAGTAGGCCAGCTGGGCGCCGGCAAGTTGGCTGGTGGGCTGCATGGACGCTGGTGGCTGACGACGCGCGCTGGCAGCCACTGCGAGGGGAATGCCGGGGATGGCAAAAAACATGGGAGTGCTCCAATTTGGTTTAAAGGGTAGGCCAGGCACCGCGGCCACGGCGATAGCGCCACGTCAGCTTGAACTCGCCCGGCAGCGCACCGCTGTCACTCGCCATCGCCTGCAAGCGCGCTGCCTCGGTCTCAGCGGCGCGCACGCGATTGCCGACCTGCGACTGCACGCTGCTGGCGCGCATGACGGCGTCGAACAACTGGGACAGGCCCGAGGATGATGGCGTCACGCCGTTGCCTGTGCGATCGGCGAGTACTTGCGGTCGAACACGGCTGCAGGGTTCAGGTATGTGTAGCCATCCTCTTGCGTCACCAGGTAGTCGCCCAGCTGGGGAATGTGGCGGGCTGTCATGCCGGCGCCGGCGCTGAACTCGCGGCCGTCGTCCAGCAGCAGGACCAGGTCGGGCGAACTTTGGCCGCAACCCGGGTCACGGCGCGTCACGTCGGAAATTTTCAGGATGCGTGCAGCGTGGACGTGCACCGGGTTGGCCACATGGGTGGGGCGTGGCGGTTGCGGCCGCTTGTTTAGCCTGCGCCGCAAATGCATGTCGAACTGGGTGATAGCGTGGTTCAGGCGCGACCAGTAGTCGGGTGGGAACATGGATAAGCCTTTCGTTCTGAGATGGTTGGGGCCATGTGGCGTGGGTGTGCGTGCGTCACCAGTCCAGTCGCTGGCGGCGTGACGGCAGGGTGATGGTCATGCGCCCGGCGCAGTCACGGTCCGGCAAATCCCTCCAGAGGCGGTCTGGATTCAGCCGGGGAGTGACCTGCTTGCGGTGATAGCGGGTCTGGTCGTCTTGTTGTGGGTAGTGCTGCACATTGCTGCCGGTGCCGGTCATAAGGGCGTCGCGGTACGCGCGCATCGGCCCGCTGTCGTGCAGCGATCGCCACGTGCGGGCATCGCCGTCGCCCTCCGCCACCAGAACACTCCATGCGCTGTGGTCGTTGCCGCCGGCAGGATCGACGCCGAAAGTACGGGCGACGCGATCGAACTGCGCCTGAGCCCACTGCGGGGTCGGGATGGTGGCGTGGCTTGCATAGGTTGCAATGGTTGCAGCGGTAGTCGCGAAAGACTCTGGCCTGTAACCATGGTTCTGCAACCGCTCCAGCAACGTCCGCCAATGGGTCGTTTTCCCAGTGCTTCGCGCCTTCAAAATCATCAACCGGAAGGCATGCGCGCCATGGTGTGCGGAATCGTTTAACTCTTTGATTGCTCGGAATTTTTCCGCATCGCGCATTTTCCGGCCCAACTGCTCCAGTGCCGGCGGCGCCACGGCCGTGAAACAGTGCGAAATTGCCCGCGCGAGCGGTTGCCGATGGCCCAGTTTTGCCGGCTGCAACCGCCCTTGCGTCAGGGCCCATTGTGTCAGTTTGCTATGACTCATGCGTTTTTCTCACGGATGACTGTTGATAATCACGAAGTTGTGTGTTCATGCGGGTTTGCCGGGTGCTGTTCGCCACTTTTGCGCCGCGCCAGCCCGGTCTTGTCGGCAATGCCGCGCTGGCCGCGTGCGGCGGTTTCCATGTTCTTTTCTAGGTAAGCCATCGTGGTCAGGGGGCTCTTGTGGCGCAGGATCGCCTGAATGGTCTGGACCGGCACCCCCTGCTCTGACAACAGCGTGGCGAACGTGCCGCGCAGGCGGTGCGGCGTGATGCCCTTGGTCAGGCATTTGGCGTTGGCGGCCTGCATGGCGTGGCGGGCATAGCCGATCGGCAGCTGGCGACCGTTGGCGCGCGGCGCGACCAGCCCTTCCACTTGACGCAGCGGTGCAAGGTAATCCAGCAACCAGTCGGGGACCGGCACCGGTTCGGCTTCGCGGCCTTTGGTTTCGCCCGGGGTGTACGTGGCGCGCTCCCAGTCGAACCACTCCCAGCGGGCGCCGGCTGCCTCCATTTCGCGCAATCCGATCCCGAACATGAGGCGCACGGCTCGGGCGACCCCGGGCGTGCGGCGGCTGGCATGGTCGAGCGCGGCGAACCACGTCATGGCGGTGGCCAGCGGCAGCACGGCGCGCGGCCGCTTTTGCACTTTCAACATGGGCACTTTCCATGGTAGGCGCGGCAGCATGTTGCGCCGCACGCCCCAGTTGACCAGCAGCTTGAGGATGCGCAGCCAGTGGTTGGCGGTGGCCGGGGCGTGGGTGGTCAGGTGCGCATTGCGGGCGCGCTCCACCACGTCGGTGCTCAGTTGGTTCAGCGGCAAGTCAGCCAGGGGTTCCATGTGCAGGCGGATGAATACGTCGACGCTGCGCGCATGGGCGGAGCTGATCGCCGGCGGCCTATGCAAGGCCTGCCAGTCGGCAGCGAGCTGGCGCAGGGTCGGTACCGGCTCGCCGCCATTGGAGCGCAGGACCGCATCGTCGTAGGCTCGGCGCGCTACGGCATCGGCGCGGCCGTGATGGCGCTCGCGCGTACTGCGTTGCACCCGATTAAAGGGCTTGACCTGGAAGCGGTAGTGGTAGACCTTACCGACCTTGAACAGTGTGTAGGGCATGCGGGCTCACGGGCGACGATTTGCGGCTTCAGGCTGACCGGGAGGTCAGGCACCTGGTGCCGGTACGTAGTTGTCGTCGTTCGCGGTATCCGCCGCCAGGCGTTCCTCGGCATTGGCGGGCGTCATCTGCTCCTGCACGCGCATGATGCTGTGCGCCATGCTGTAGGCCGCGTCGGAGAATCGCTTGATGTGGTCGTAGTAGGTGCGGCGCCCGATACCGAGGTTGTCGGCGGCCGTTTTGGCCGGCAGTCCGGCGCCCAGGTAGTGCGCTTGAAACGCTGGCCACTCGCGTTTCCATTCGGGCATGTCGGCCAGCGTGTGAATCGCCATGTTGAAATACTGCATGCCGGGATGGTTGCGTGCATTGGGTTCCTGCCCGGCGCTCTTGGACGGCTGCAGGCGTGCCAGGGTGCTGCGCGCTGGGCGTGGGCCGTAGAAGCGGCGTGTCTGGAGCCAGCGCACCCATTCCTTGCAATACTCGGCAATCGGATCGTATTTCTTCATGTAGACGTTCTCCCGGTCATGTCGGGAGGCAGTCTAAGAGCGAATCCGCAGAAACTTGGAATTTAGGTCGCTTACAGTGCAAGGCGCCACGGCAGCCCGGGAGAATAGCCGATGCGGAGCGGCTTGGCGAAGAAGTCACGAATGCGCGGCGGTACGATCGACAGCGGCTCGCTCTCACTCTTGGCCTTCTCCATGCGGTGCTGGGCGGCCAGCGACAGGCGATACTTGATGCCCTCGCGGATCAGGCAGCCACGGTCGACCAGGTCGCAATACAGCGCGACCAAGCGTTCATGCTCGATGCCATCGGGGAAGCTGGGGGTGGCGAAGGAGCCATGCGCTTCCTCGCCCTGGTAAATGGTCATCGGGCCGCGCGCGAAGAACGCTTGCAGGATCTTCTCGCCGCGGGAGTTCCGTTCTGGGAATCGCATGTGTGCTCCTCGTGTGGTGGGGTCAGGCGGTGGCAGTGCTGTACACGTGGCCATCGGCGAAGCGCTGCTGCATCGTGTCGTTGGCCCGCATCAGGTCGGCCGGCGTGACCAGCTTCATCTGCTCGTCGTGCACCTGCAGCATGGTACTGACCGCTTTCAGCCCCTCCCCGTCCAGCCGGAAGCTGCCGCTGGCATCGCCGCGTTGCTTGGCGCGAAAGAGCGCTTCCTGCGCAGTCACGAAGGTGTCCAGATAGTCGTCATCGAACACCTGTTCGCACAGCAGCATGCCCCAGTTGGACGCCACGCAAACCTGCGCCCAGGCGTCTTCGGTCGCCGCATGCAGTTTCAGCTGTTCGAAAGCAGCCCAGTAGGCGGTGCCGAGGTCGGTCAGATTTTCGGGGTCATACGGGCTATTGAGCTTGCGTTCCCACTCGCGTTTGCGGAAGCGGTCTTCGCAGTTCACCAGCACCTGCAGCCCACCGCCGGGCAACGCGGCGCGTGGACGGTAGGCCTTCTTGCGGCGTGCTTTGCTGGCGTTGCCGCCATGTCGTTTCTGTCCCATGTTCACTTCGCTTTCGTCAGTTCTTTGAGCTTCGCCATGGCCGCTTTAGCCAGGGCGACGCGGTTTACGTTCTGTCGTTCGTGCTCGGCCTTCACCTTGGCCTTCAATTCCTGCAGTCCTTTGGGCCCACCTTCGCGACGGGCCTGATCGTAGGCCTGCAGGCGCGCCTGGTACGGGGCGCCGGCAAGCATCCGTATCTGGCAGCACTCGCGGGCGGCATGAAACCTGCCCCCAAGTGCCAGGCACCAGTCACACAGCTGCATACGGCTTGTAGCCGACGGTCCCCAGCAGCTGGTGCATGTCCGGGAACGACATGCCGGCAATTTCGTGAATGCGGACCATCAGGCTGGCACCTACCGGCAGGCGGTTGTGGCGAATCTTGCTGATGACGGGCGGCGCCACTTCCAGTGCATGCGACAGGGCGGCGTCGTTTTTCAACTGCAGCTTGTCAATTACGGCGTCCATCAGGCGGTTTGGGTTCAGGGCGGTCATCGTCTCATTGCTCATTTGATTCTCCTTGGTCTGGTTGTGGTTCATGGTTGCTGTCGTCAATTGCGCTTTGCAGTGCAAGGGTTGCTTCACGGAGCTGCAGGGGAGTGACTGTCTTGTCACCAGCCACATGCCGCTCCAGAATTCGCTTCGCCCACAGCCGGCCGTCGCCGGCGCCGGGCCGTTTGAAAATGCCTTCGACACGCAGGCTGGCGAGTCGCTTGGCGGCTTCCTCTCGCGTGATCGTTGTCTTACCTGGTGCCGGCAGCTCCAGTCGCGGTTCGGGGATCGGCGCATGGCCACCCTTGGTCATCTGTTCGTTCAGCGCCTTTTCCCAGCGCACCTTGACCTGCTCGTAGGTCTGCAACAGCAGGTCGCCACGCAGTGGCTGGGCTGCCCAGAAAATGGCCGGGGAGGACCAGGTGCCCATGCGCCCTGCCCTGCGCTCCATCAAACCGGCAACCGCTTCGTGGTAGGCCAGCTGGGCGTCCATCGAGGGCTTGCACAGGGTCAGGAATTCCGCGATGGTCGGGGGCCAGCCAAACCGCGCGCGCATCAGGCGGATGGCGTCCTTCACTTCGGCCGGCACCACACCCGCCTCGTCAAAGGCTTCCGCCCAGCTCTCGCGCCAGTTGTCGATGGATTGCGCGTCCGGGAAGTTGCGGCGCCAGCGGTCGAGGTAGGCACCTTCCATGCGGTTGTACAGGTGGTCCATCATCGAAATGCCCAGGCCGGGGTGTGGTGCCAGCCAGGCGCTATCCGGCGCGGTCGACATGTCGACCGAGGCCCGCGCGGTCCGCAAGGCGGTCACGCGGCACCCCCATGGCGGTTGCGGTTCACATGGGCAGTAGGATTGAATTTTCCGCTGCCATGCCCGGGGGCCGACTTGGGCTCGACCCAGGACGCAAAGAAGCCTTGCCAGTTCTTTTCGACGCACAGCACCACCGTTTCCTGCATGGACAGTCCGGCATGGGCCGCTTCGGTCTTGATGCCATCCAGCGCGGTTTCGGTCAACGGGGCGCGTTTGGCCTTGCGGACCTGCAGCCAATCCCGCGCAGCCTTTTCGGACACGCCTACCGCCAACAGGGCAGCCATCGGGTCGAAGGACGCATTCGCGGCCTTGCCGCGCTTTGACGGTTTACCTGATGGTTCCTTTGGTGGTTCATTGGTGGTTATGGGTGCAGATTTTGCGGGGGCGGGGTGCACATCCTGCGGGGGTTGTGGTGCAGATTTTGCGGGGGCGGGATGCGGATTTTGCTGGGGTGCAGAATCTGCGGGGGTGCAGAATTTGCGGGGGTCGATGTGGTAGACGGTGCTGCGGCCGGCACGGTAGGCGCGCACCACGATGCCCGCTTCTTCCATGTCCGCGATGTGGTTCTGCACCGTGCGTTCGGCCATGCTGCACTTACGGGCCAGCATCGAAATGGACGGGTAGCATTCGCCCTGGTCATTGGCGTTATCGCACAGGGCCAGCAAGACCATCTTCTGGCCTGCGGGCGCAGCGCTTTTCCATGCCAATGTCATCAATGCAATACTCATGAAACGAAATCCTTGCTTGGGTTGCAGCGTTGCCGCTAGTAATGTTGTTATGCAAACAGTCGCTGTTGGGCGGCTTCGGCGTCCAAGGCCTCGGAACAGCGCGGGTTGATCCAGACCACTTCATGGCGTATTTCCGAACCCTGGCATCCGCTGATGCGCGCGCTTGTGGAGTGCTTGCGCCAGCTTGGCAGCAGGTCGTTGTAGAGGCTGGTGTCATACCCGGACAACACGACATTGCCGCTCAATTGCTTAAGCGCGGTCAGCAGCTCGACATGGTCGCTGTCATCCAGCTCGTGGCGATAGCTGCCGGTTCTGGGGCGAGTGCGGGTCGAGTGCACATATGGTGGGTCGACGTAATGCAGGGTTGACGCCGCGTCATGCTGCTGCATGACCTCAACGGCCGGCTTGTTCTCGATCAGGACGCCGGCGAAGCGCTCGCCGACGGCCGCCAGCGTCGCGGGGTACTGCGCCCACAAGTGCTGGGCGGTTCCATATTCGCGCTTGGTGTCGATGCGGAAGCCCGTGCTGCCCTTGGTGGCGCCGGCCGAACCGAACCCCATCTGGGCCCGAATGCAAAGGCGCCGTGCACGTTCGATCGGATCTTCGACGTCGTCCCACGCCAGGCTGAATTCCTCACGTGCATAAGGGGTCGCGGCGACAGCTTCCATCAGTCGCTGACGCAGGACTGGGTCCCGCAGCACGCGGAAGAAGTTGACCACCATACCGTCCAGGTCGTTATAGACCTCGGCATAGCAGCGCTCTTTCTGCAGCAGGACGCCGGCGGCGCCGCCAAACGGTTCGACGTAGCAGGTATGCGCAGGGAAGAACGACTGGATCCAGTCGGCAAGGCGGAATTTACCGCCGTGGTACCGCAGCGCTGGACGTGTAATTTCCATGTTCAGGCCCTCCATCAGTTCGCCGCGGCCGCATCGCACAGCCCGTAAGAGGACGAGCATCCCGTTGGTTCTTCCAACGCCGTCAGCAGCGAGAATTGACGGCCGCCGCGTGAAGTTTTGGCCCATTGCATTACGGTTTCAATCTTGCACTGTTCAAAGATGGACGCCGGGGAGCCAGTCAGCCCGTCGACCTTGTGGAAGAAGGTGGAGAACCCGCGTTTTGAGCATCGCGAGACGATCATTTCCCACGCGGCGATGCGCCGCGGATGTTGCGGGAAGCGCAGCGCCACTGCACGGATTTCATCCTTGTTGGCGTTGATGCAGTACATGCAGCCTACACGGCTCATATCCTGCAGATACAGGGGATTCGGCTTAACGCCTTGCGACGCGCAGTAGATGAATACCTGGTTGGCGGTCCAGGCCGCGATGGGGCGATAGATCCACAACTGTGGACCCACGCGCTCCACGGACCGCACGTCCTTACGGGCGTCGGACTCGTCGCGACGGACGCCCTGCCACGAAATGACCGTGTAGCCTTGGTCCATGAGTTCCAGCTGGTACTCGACCGCGATATTGCGTTTCAGTTCCTCGGTGCAGAACTGGGCGCGCCGGCTGGGGAATCGCCCTTTCAGCATGCAGAGGTCGAGGAAGGGATTCCCGGTCGGGTGCAGCGCCGCCAAGGCTCGGCGCTTGGCCTTGTTGGTCCAGCGCACGCGTCGACCGCCTCCCACCTTTCGCTGTTTCTGGACCGGCTTGCCCTTGCTGTTCAATACGATCTGACCGCGCGCGTCGCGCTGGTAGACCGGATTGCCCTCCGCGTCGACCACGGGCTTGATGTCATACTCGCGACGGGTCCGGACGTCGCGGGCGATGAACATGCGCTTGCGTGGGAACTGGTCGGCGAAATCCGCCTTTAAGCGGACGATCGTCAGTCCCGTGACGTCTTCCAGATAGTCGAGGTAGTCGTAGACGTGGTCGTCTTCGTTACCGGTGTCACAGAAAATCGGGCGGACGGTGTGCTTGCCGAAGCGGGCGATAGCCAGCAGCAGCGTTGCCGCGCTGTCTTTGCCGCCCGATACGGATATGACGTGCAAGAAACTCATGCAGTTCTCCGGGCGCAGCGCATGCACACACTGCTGCCGCTTTTGAATTGGGTAATGGACCGGCGACGGCGGCACTCGCCCGTGCAGGTCTTCATAGGGGAATAAGCTCCGGACACGCTCTCCGTGGATATGGCGCGGTGTTGCCGCTCGTTTCGGGCCAGGTCGTACATCATGCTGTGGCCCCCAGTGCGGCGAACCAGGTACGCGGGGCCATTTGCACGGGTGGCAGTGAGTGGGCGGCGACGCGCACGATACGGGCGCGTGGTGGACGCTTCGCCAGGAAGTACACTTTGGTTTCCGATCGGCGCTGCTCGTAGTCGACCTCGCCTTCGTCTTGCAGGACGTCAATGGCGGCCTGCAGGTCCTGCTGGCGCACGGTCTTCGGGGGCAGCAGCTGCTGGAGTTCGCGCACGGTCAGGCCGTTCGAATGGGCCGCCAGCGACGTGAGGGCATGGTTGCGGCAAAGCTCCGCCTGCTGTGGTACAGTTTTGATGTTCATGAGCAATGAATACAAGTAGTGGAAGGAAGCCCGGTTGCAGCCGGGCTTTTTTTCGCCCTGTTACCGGGATTGCTCCACTTGCCGGGCGTAGTCAGCTTTCCGCATGACGTGCGCCGGCTCGATCGGCATCGGTGGCACCTGGGGCAAGGTGGGAATCGACTGCTCTGGAGTACGCATCATTCGTACTCGGTCGGCTTGACATAGACCACGGCGTCGGCCGGCACCACTTTCAGGCCTGCTGCTGCCAGCAGGCAGGCAGCGAACTGCAACGGGCCATTCTTGAAGCGCGAAATCTGGGATTCGTGGAAGCCCATGCGGGCCGCCAACTCAACGCCCGTCACTTCCTGCATCTTTTGCAAGATTACCGATTGATTCTTGCGTGACCGGCTGGTCACTTCCGGAGATAATTGAACCTCGTCAAGTAGCGAGGAACGCGAGAATTCCAGTTCAGTCTCTACTGCAGTGGTTTCGTTGGTCATGCGAAATCCTTGTGGTGGGTGTGTGCCAGGTCAGGCGAAGATCGGACAGAGTTCGGCGCGCGTAATGCGGCCCGGGTAGGCCTTTTCAATCAGCACAGCGCCCTGCGCGGAAGTGCGGCCCAGCGACACCCAGCGCTGTACGGCCTGCGGGGTCAACCCGATGGCTTTAGCGAGGCCTGTCTGCGAATTGCCGGCAAGCTCCACTGCCTTTGCTATTCCTGTACTCAATTCCTGTTTCCATTGGCAAAAACTATTGAACCAAAATATTAAAACAACAGAGGGGTTTCTACAACAAAATATTGAAGTGCCATTTACAACGAAACGTTGTAACCTATTGCAATGGAACAAATGAAAGAGAAGGCGCCGGAAACTTTCGCGGACCGCCTCAGAGCCTTACTGCACGAATATCACGACGGCAACCAGTCCGAACTTGCGCGCATCGTCGGGACTTCGCCGCAAGCGGTCAGCAAATGGCTGACTGGCCCGCAGCTTCCACGCCCTGCCATGCTGACCAAGCTGGCCATGCACTTCGGGGTGACCGAATCCTACTTGTTGTATGGCGACATCGATGGCCAGGTCCAGACGATCCCCACCGGCCCGCGTCGGCAGCAGCCGGAGTATTTGCTGGTTTTCGTCGAGGGGACGAAGGAGATGGAACTGCTGCACCACTTCCGCATGGGCACCGATGCCGGCCAGCGACAGCTGCTGCTGTCGGCCGCACGGATTGAGAAAAAGCCTGCAGGGGAGTTACCGGCTCTGCCGCCCGCCGCCCTGAACCAAGCGTAACCTTCCACGGGAAGCCGGCGCCGGCATGCGGGCCACGACTTGCTCCATTTCCAAATCTTCGCCACGGCCCAGGTCTTGGGCCACCGCCAGTAAATAGGCCTGATCGGCCCGCGACGCGCGGCGATAGGCTTGTGCCAGGGCGTAGAGCGCCGCGGCTTCAGTACGATCAGAGGTCATGCTACCGGTTGCAATGCGGGTCAGGCGGGATACCACTTTACTCATCGAACGCTACCTTTACGATTGTTGATGTAAGTCAAGAAACGAGGTCAGTATCTTGGCATCGCCGATGGCGCCAAGGCAACACCTGTTAGCTATCAATTAAGCGCACTGTGACAATGTAACAGCTGAGCTTAAACTATCAAGGACGTGATAGCTTTCGTGATAGGCTTGGTAACACCCGCTTGTCCGTCCCCACACGCATTTCGCCACACAGGCAACGACATGACCGGCTCAACCCACGACCAGGAAGTGCGCCTGACCCGCGCAGCCTTGAAGCGCATCGCGCAGCGCCGCCTGACGATCGACGTGGACGACCAGCTGCTGGAGCAATTGAAGCGCCTTTTCCCGGTCCTGATAGCGGGATTCGCTGAATGGCGTGGAAGCTATCAGCCGGATGTGTGGGTCCGATGGCACTGGTACTACGATGATAGCCTTCGACGGTTCGTCATCCCGCCGCATGGCATCACGTCGAACATTACGCTATGTCGGAGAGCACGGGCATGCCGGTGCCGGCCGGCGAGTTCGCCAGTTTCGTGCTGCGCAGGATTCGTCGCCGTGTCGATTGGCAGCCTTGGCTGCAGCTCAAGACCATTCATCAACGCATCCTGTCGGCGGAACGAGTGCAGCGCCAGGCGCGCGACGCGCCGCTCACCTTGCCGATCGAGCACCGCGACGGGACCAACCGGTGGGGCAAACGCATCATTCGTGAACTGCAAGACCTGCCCGATCACAAGCAGTTTTCGGCGATCGCCAAGCTGGCGCGCGAGAAATTCGGTTTCGGCACCACGCTGGGCGTGGCCCACTCTGCGCGCGACCCAGGCGACATGGTGGTAGAACACAATCACCTGCGGGAATGGCGCGAGGCCTACGATCGGGAACAACTTGTCCTGATCGATCCACGCGTCAACCAAATGACAGGGCCAACCACATGGACCGCGCGAGAACGCCATGCAGAAAACCCGGCGTTCTGGTCACTGGCGAGCCGGCACGGTATTCGCTCTGGCTGGGTGCTCCGCTCCGATGACGGCCTGGCTACTCTGGTCCTATCGCGCGCAGATCCGGACATTGACCCGGTCGAGCTGGCGCAAATGGAGCCAAACCTGATCATGCTGGCCCACGCCGCGCATGCCTTGCTGGGGCGATTGCAAGCTGCCCGTGCGGCCTCAGCGCAGGAGCAAGACGAAGTCGGAATTCCGGCGAATGACGTGGAGATCATTGCCTACCTGAAGAATGGCCGCCTGCGCAAAGAAATTGCTGCCTTCATGGGCGTGAGCATTCCGACCATTGACCGCCGCATTAAGGCGATCAAGGGAAAGCTGGGCGTCGAGACCACCAACCAGATTGTCGATGCAGCGGTGCGCTTGGGCCTTCTATCGTAGCGGCCCTAACCGCGTAGCGGGCCTGTCTCGCGATACCGGGCATAAGGGAAGGCCTGGCCCTTTCGCATACCGGGCGGCACGTCAAACAATGCCCAGTAGTAGTCGCTGCTTCCGCGACATACGAGCGCCGGCTGGCAATAGCTGCATGGATCGTCCTCCAGCTGGTCGGAGTACATGCCATCCTCCGTGCCGAAAAACGGCACCACCCTGCACTTGAACAGGTCCTGCAACAGGCGCACCGGTGCCTGCGCGTCACGCGCGATTTCGAACTGGGTGGCCAAGCTTTCTTCGGTCTGGACGACCATCAAGGTGGCATGCCCATCGGCGTCGAAAAACAACAGGCCGCTGGGTGCCGTGAACAGGTAGTGCTCGACGAATCCATAGCGGTCGGCCTGCTCCTGCACCAGGGAGGCAAATGCCGGGTCCTGCAGGAAGCGATAGGACGCAGTATCAAGGATGTGCCCCGGAAGGCGCTGGGATAGCTCCACGAAGTATTCGTGCTCGAGCATTTCCACGGACTCCAACAGGCCGCGGCTGGCCCAGCCCGCTTCGCGCTGCACAAACCGATTGACCAGGCCGCGCTGATAGGCCGCAATACCATCGTGCTGCTCCGCGGCACGGGACCGCCAGATGCACTTGACGGGCAGGTGCGCGATTTCCTCGCAAAACTCCATGCCCCCGCCGGCGGCGCGCGAGTATTCAACGACCACGACTGCCGGCGCGCAGAATCGCTGCGGGTCCTGCACGTAGCCGTAAATGTGGTCGAGCCCGTCCGAAAGCGACCCGACCGGAACGCCAGCCGCCGGCGCCACAGGATCCAGGGCAATCGGGCTGCGTGCATGGTCCATCATCGCCTGCGCCCCGGTGATGTATTCGACGGCATCCGCCGCATTCGTAAAGGTGACGGTCGGGTGCTGGGTATCCAGCTCGGTTGGCACGGCGTGAATGTGGTGCTGCGACTCGTCAAGAATGACGGTTGTCGTTGGGTGTCGGTATAGGGGCAGCCGGGACATATAAATCTCCAATGCTTCGGGCAAAGTATATAGCCTTATTTGCAACTCCTGAAAGCTGATTTTGTATAACGGAATTCAGGTTTGCCGGAATGCAGCACTTGCTACACCGAAAAATTGATATATACTCGCTGAACTTCAACTATTTGTTGTAGCGCTCGGCGGGAACGCCGGGCAACAAGCAAGCGGACTTTCGATGCAACGTACAGGACCCGGGCGCCGTCCGGCCATCCTTTAACCAAGCATTTTCAACGGGACGGAAGCCCGCTTGCCTGTTGGCCGGCACCGCATGGCGCGCAGCACGGAACCGCGCATGACCACCGCATACCCGACTTCACCATTCGCTGCACCACCTTGCGAGCACCAAACCACTTGGGGCGAGGCGCTGACTGCGCTGGGTTTCGCCTTGATCGTTGTGATTGTTGTTTATTGGTATCAATCGCCGGGAAATCCGTCGCTGCCGCCGCACATTCTGACTTCGACCAACTAAGGACCGCCCATGACCAAGAAACACGGCAACGGTAACGGCAATGGCAACGGCAAGGACGATCCTTCTTTCGTCTACCTGCGCCACATCGCCCCAATCGTGGACCACCTGAAAAACACCTGCAAGAAACACAATATCTGCATGCTGGCGGCGTTCTCGGTGCCGCTTACGGAAGAAGCAGGCGTCATCATGCTGAATATCCTGCCCGATAAGACCGGCCGCGTACCCCACGAATTCGGTGAAGCCCACCGCATGCTGCAGGCCAAGCCTGGCACGCCAGACGCCGGCTAACCGCATTGACTACGACCCACCCGGGCGGCCTGCGTGCCGCCCTTTCTTTATCCGACAGCCCATGAACATTGACACCGCCGACCTGCTGGAGCGCCTGCGCGCCGAACCCAACCACCCACTTGCCGCCTCTGCCCTGGCTTTGATCGAACGACAGCAGCTGCTGATGGACAAGGCTGCCAGCTTGCTGGTGGAGGCCTGCGAGTCCGAAGATGGCGTCGACACGGCGCAGGCGGAAGCATGCATCGGCGCTATTCGTGGCGCTTTCAATGACGTCGGCAAGACGACCGCCGAGAATTACCTGGACCAGCTATTCACCAGGATTGGTGCAGCCGCTGGTCTGCCACCCCACACCGAGTTCAACCCATTGGCGGTACTGGACCAGATGCGTGCCGTCATCGCTGTGCAAGGCCGCAACGGCGCCTACCTGGAGTGGGCGTTGGATCGCCTCTGGCATATTGGGCCGGACATGTGCCGGCTGCAGGTATCGAGCGTCGGCAGCCGCAATCATCGCTACCGCGTGTTCCCGCGCCATACGCAATGGAACCAGGCACTCGACTGCGTCATGAGCGAAGAAGCGGCAGCCGCGGCCGGCGCCGCCACGCCGGCCGCAGCACCGGCATGAGCGTCCAGCAGCTGAGTGATAGCGAACGGCTGGACCTGCTTGAACGCACGCACGGTTACGTTGCTGGCAGCCACAACGGAGCACCGGCGTATCGCCTCTTTGGCTCAGATCGCTGGCGTACGAGCCTGCGCGAAGCCATCGACCACTATGCACGTGATCGGATCGGGTCGATGGCAATTCAGTCCGGCGATTGACGGTTGCCGGTTGACAATCCGGCAAACACCGCGTAGCCTCCGCGTTGGTGCTGAACACACCTCAGAGCGGAAGTCGCATCCGTCAATTCGCGGCCATTTGACCATAGAATATCTGCGCCTGTACGGCGCATACCGACTACGGCCGGGTGGCGTGCAGTCCATATAAGACCTTCGGGGAAAACTGCGGGCGGTTCTCTGACCGTGTTCAAGCACCTGGCCACCTCTCTGAACAAGGGGTGATCGTGAACGAAATCAGAGGAAAATCAAATGAACCCACGCCCATCCCGGGCCGGCGCTCTCAAGCGCCCCTATCGTCGCGCGCGCCTGTCGCACGGCGCTAACCACTTCCATCAGCTTCCCTTTATTCAGCAGTCGCGCCCCGGCGGCCGCATTACCGCGCTTTGGGCAACACGCCCGCCGGCGAACTATAACCATGCCTGCCAGGCGGGACGTCATTTCGCGCGGCAGTTGGCCCGCACGTTACGCGCAAGTCCACACCAGGTGGGCGCCAACCTGCTGGGACGAATCGCCGCCGATATCGACTACCTCGACCGCTCGACCAGCAAAGGTTACTGGGTCGGCTTCTTCACCCAGCTGGGCGTCTTCGTTCGCGCAGGTGCCGTGCAGCAGCGATTACGCAACGGTCATCAACGATTGCGCCAAATTGGACGCCAGCACAAATTCCCAATTGTTAAGTAATTGATTTGAAACGTTAACTCCGACTTAACGAGCGAATTCGCGTTTTCAGGCGTCGGATTCGTTTGCGGTTCTAGGTCGCTTTTTCGTAATTTTTTCTTGAAAAGCGACCAAAGTTGCGGTTATGATCCATTGAACGAAAATTAAGACAGGGTCGCAAATGCGAAACTTCCCCGGCATTAAACCAAAACACGCACAGGATTTTACCGGCTTCACGGGGTCACCTAAGATGTTCCGTGACCGTTTCCGCGAAGCCAACGATGGCACCGTGCAGCTTTACTCTCCGCAGCGCATCCGCAGTATTCGGATGCAGCTATTGAATATTCCTCAGGACACGAAGCGCCCGCTGGCCTTGCCGCCAATCATGAATACACGCATGGCGAAGGGCGGCGTAGGTAAGACTACCATTTCGGGCAACGTGGCTTGTGCTATGGCCCTGATGGGCTACAAGGTCCTGCTAATCGACGGGGACCCTCAGGCTTCGCTGACAGGCCTCTACGGCATTGACGCAATGGCTGAACCGATCACGCACATCGCTGAGCTGATGAAGCGGAACGCGCGCGGTGAACCAACTAGAATCCGCGAGGCCGTTCGTCCAATGTACGTGGGCGGCATGCTTGACCTGATCCCGAGCGATATCACGATGGCGGACGATGCCTGGATGATTGGGGCTATGGCGCGGGAACATGTGTTTAAGCGTTTGTTAGAAGCGGAACTGGAATTTTTCAGCCAGTATGACGTAATTATCATCGACTCGGCCCCGGGGGCCTCGCTGCTGGCGACCAGCTTCATGGTGGCAAGCAAACAGTTACTGGCCGTTGTGGCACCTGAAGGTCAAGCCATTACCGCGCTGGATGTGCTGGCGTCGAATGTGCAAGAAATTAACCAGGCGTTGCGCGATTCTGGTGTGAGGCTTGACGTGCATATCGTGGTCAATAAGTTCAACCAGTCACGCCAACCGCATCGCGACAATCTCTCCGTGTTGCTGTCTAAGTATCCTGGCAAAGTCAACGATAACGTTGTCCGAGATTTCGTCGGATTCTTGCGAGAGACAGATCCGGCCAATGTCACCAGCAATGCGCCGGTGCTGGAGCGCGAACTGAATAGCGTGGGGGCTCGCGAGATTATCGACCTGACTCGATCGCTGGTAAAGCTGTATGACGTTCGCCTTGCCGGCATCAAGCCATACGGCCTGGAGGCTGCTGCATGAAGGTGTCCGGACTGATTCAAGCTGGAAAAGTTGCAGCACCTACTGCTGGAAGCGAGTCTCACGCGTTCGACGCTCTCCCTGAGGCGCAAAATCAGGCGCAGACGCCGACTGCCGACGTGGCGGTCGAGCGCATGATTGCCGTGGATCTGCTGGACTATTCCCCGTACCAAAGCCGCAAGAAGGTTGACCCGATTGCCGTTGACCAAGTGGGCGCGACGCTCATTACTGCTGGCCAGCGCACGCCGATTACGGTGCGTCAAAAAGCCAACGGTCGTTATGAGCTTTTGAAAGGCGAAACCCGTACCCGGGCCGCCAAGGATCGCGGCATTCCCGAACTGCGGGCGCTTGTGGTTGTACGTGATGATCGGCAGGCGAAGCTGGACGTCTGGCTGGACAATACCAGCCGGCCTAATACCGACTACGAACATGCGTTGATGTTCCGCGAGGCGCTGGACGACGGCTTCGCGTCGAGCCAGTCGGGAGTGGCCGAGCTTTGGGGCTGTTCGCAGGGAAAGGTATCGAAATGCCTGAGTATGCTCGACCTGCCCAAGCCGATATTGGACGAGCTGGACAAGGAACCGGGGTTATTCGGTGCGAAGGCAGCCGCTGTTGTCCAGGCGCTGTGGGATCAATATCCGGAACACAGCGAATTGGTCATCGCAGGTATTCGTCGCTTAGTCGAACCAGGTGTCGAACAAAACGGCCTCCGGGCATGGGTTGCACAAGCTGTAAGCAACAAAGTAAAAAGTAAGACTGAGCGGACAAGCACCCAGCGAGGGCGGCACCATATCCCCTACCCGTCGGGGGACGCGTGCTTTGTTACGCTGGAAAAGGATCGCGATATCGTAACGCGCCTGGCCGACCCGGATCTAGATATGGCGGAGGTGCGCCGTGCCATCGAGGAAGCTCTGGAGCGTTTGACGCAGCAGAAAAAAGACATGAAAGTCAATTAAATCAATGGCTTATGTAATATTCCCCGGGAATAATAGTCTAATCGTTAACCCGTAAACCGCGAAACCCGGCCTTTGGTCGGGTTTCGACGTATTTGGACAAAGGAACCACATGGACCGATAACCGGACCCTGAAAAGCGAAACGCCCCGGCTGGAACCGAGGCGTTTCATGTACAGCTACAGAGTCGATGGTACTGGATGCAGCGTCAGGGGGCTGGAACCCCCTTACTAGGAAGCTTCATCTTAGACCCCCTCTTAGCCCCTGTCAACCACTTTACCCCCTTTTGGGGGCGAGGATGGCTATGTTCGTGCCTAAGATTGAAGAATCGCAACAACGGTTCTTCCAGGAAGGGACGGCGCTGTCGCGCGTCCTGACGGAAGCCCCGTATTACCCCAGGTGTAGCGACGATAAGACCGCGACGCGTGTGCGGCCGCGCGAGTACGCCATTCGCTACCCGTACATGCAGGTCAACCGCCCGGGGTTCGTCAGCTGGCTAATCTTCGACCTGGACCACTCTCATGCGATGCGCTGGGAGGACGTGGGCCTGCCGGCACCAAACCTGATCGTGCGCAACAGGCAAAGCGGGAAAAGCCACCTGTTCTACGCCATCGTCCCGGTCTGCACGACTGAGGCGGCACGCGACAAACCGATTGCCTATATGAAGGCGATCTACGAAGCAATGGCGGCCAGGCTGGATGCGGACCGCAGCTTCCACAGCGGCCCCGTCGCCAAGACACCAGGTCATCGCTGGTGGTTAACCGACGAACTGCATGCGCACGAGTACGAGCTGGGGGAGCTGGCCGACCATGTCGAGCTGGAACGCACTGCGCCCTGGGCAAAACAAGCCAATGTCGAAGACGTCGCCCAGTCCCGTCACTGCATCCTGTTTGAGCTGCTGCGCCACTACGCCTACTCCATCGTGAACCGCGAGCGGTCTAACGGGACGTTCGAAGGGTTCTCGCGATTGCTGGATGCCTTCGCCCACAACCATAACAGCTTCCACAAATATGGATTCGCCGAGAACCTTCCGTTGTCGTCGCTGCGATCGACTGTGCGGTCTGTGGCCCGCTGGACATGGACCTACTACAAAGGCAGCGGAGGATGCCATCGAGGGGTGATGCAGCTGGACGACAGCCTTCCGCTGCAAGTTCGCCAGCGCATGGCCGCCGAGCGCACGCACGGCCGGCGCCACCAGGCCACTGAATCGAAAATCCGTGGCGCCTGCCGGCAGCTCCTCGACCAGGGCGTGAAGCTGACGCAGACCGCAGTGGCTAAGGTCGCCCGCCTCTCTCGCCAGACGGTAGCCAGCTATAAACACCTGCTTGAGTCGGCCCTGCAGCCGGCGCCGGTCGCCACTCTGGAGACAGTGCGCGCTCAGCAAAGCACTGTTAAGTATGGTGCACATCAGGTACCTGCGGGGTCAGCGGTGGGTGTTGAGCCGGGGGTGTTTGACGCTGGTCCTGTGAATTTTGGTCTGCCGAATCTATTGCTTGATGGATGAAAGAGCTGGCAATCGCAATTCGCTTATTGATATACGGATGGTCTTTAAGCAGCCGAAGCGACCCAGCGGGAGCTGGGGAAATTTGCGTAGCAAATTCGCGCGGAATCGGCTTGGCCAGGGGTGCTGATTGTGGGATGGCTTGTTTTTTCTTGTTCGGTTGTCGTGCGGCGGGGTGACAGGAATCCGTTATAAATCAATGAGTTAGCGATTATTCCCCGGGAATAATTGGCGGCATCGATAGGAATTCTGTGGCGTTAATTCGTCCCCATATTCCTGTCAGTCTAGTCAAATCAAAGACTTAGCGATTATTCCCCGGGAATAATTCCCGGATCAGCGTTTGTTCAGCGCTTCCAGGGCAGCTACTGTTTCGGCATGGCGTTCGCGTCCTTCCTTGTGGACGTAGTGGCCTGTCGTGCTGATATCGGCGTGACGCGCATTCAATTGCACGGTCTTGATCGGCATGCCCGCATTGACTTGATGGGTCAGTATGGAATGGCGCAGCCAGTGGGTAGAAGCTTGTTTCAGGCGTTTGACCAGGTGATGCTGGCCGTCGTCTTTCGCCAGCTGGGCAGCGGCCTGTAGCAGCTGCTTGATCGCCCGGCCTGCTGCGTAATCGGACAAGCGACGCACGGGCCCGCGGCTGGTAAGCAGCAGTGGTAATTCCTCACCGTCGTCGGGATAGGTAGGCAGCCCGAAAGCATGGCGGTACCGCCCATATTCTTCAACCAGGTCAGCGGGCACCGGAACCTGACCAGCCTTGTTGCCCTTGCCGATCACATGCAGCCACCATTCGCCGTGGTCGTCCGGGCGCAGACTATCCATGTTGGCGTTGACGAGTTCGGACAGACGCGTCGCTGTGTTGTAATAGGCCCGCACCAGAAACCGGGCCCGGGCGCGCCGTAGGATATCGGATGGCTTGTCGGCCGGCATTCCATCGGCGGCGCGGTATAGGTAATCGATGCCGGCTGTCGGCAGGTAGCGAGTGACGGTCTCGCCCAGCGGCAGGTTCAGTTTGCCCAAGAGCTTGGCCGGATTCTTGGGCAGGTATTCCGCGTTGTGCATCCACGTCAGCAGTGACTTGATGACGATCATCGCCTGACGTTGCGAGCGATCGGACAGCTGCCGGGCGAACGGCCGCCAGTCAGGGTCCGTGCGTGGCAGTTTGACTGGGTTGATCCACTCCGCCGGGATCTTGGCAAGGAAGGCGGTGTACGCCACCAGGTGTTCGTAGCGTACATCCTTGAGCCCGAGACCGTAGGCCCGGCACCAGAGCTGGAAGCGCAATGCATCCTTGCCGCCGTTGCGGTGGGTGCGGCTGGAGATACGCGGTCGGGCCAGCCACAGCGCGATGATCTGGTCGTCGGTGCTGGCGTTAGTCAGGGTGCCGGGAGCCGGCAATGCCGGCAGCAGCACCTGGTGTATGAAAGGCAGCACCGCGCCCGCGTCGGATGGTTTGTCGCTGCCGCTCACAAGTTACCCGTGGTCGAAGGGACTCGGGTCGACTGCTTTCGACAGGGCCAGCAAGCGCTTCGTGTCCTCGACCGTCGAATAGCCTTCCGTCAGTCGGTTCCACAGGTCGAGGGCGCCGGTGGCCCGGGTGCGGCAGTTATGGCTTTGGCCATTGCTCTCGCCGCCGGCACGGGCGTCGCTGGCGACTTCAGCCCAGAAGATCAGCGCGCGTTCAGTCTCCTGCGTCAGTTCCGCATAGGTCCAGGTCTTGCTCATGGTGTGCTCCTTGTTGGTGGCGCCCAGCCGTGGTCGAGGGCGATCTGCTGCCACGCCGGCATGGTGGATGCGAGGCGCGCCTCGCAATGTTCCCGTGCAGCGTTGATCGCCTTGGAGGTCGCGCGGTAGTCGCCGCTGTTGGCGCCGTACTGGTGAGCGAAGTCCAGCAGCTGGAACTTCTTCCAGCCGGTGAATTGCGGCTTCTCGATGAAGAACGCCACGACCTGGTCGCACAGCGCCTTCAGGTGCGGGTCGTGGATCTTGACCATCTGGGCATGCAGCTTGTTGAGCACAGACGCGGCACTGCCGGTATGGCCAAGGAGAATCAGTAAATCCCGATATGGTTTCTTGTCGTCGGTCGGCATGGTGAATTCCGTTGTGCGTGGTGTCGCTCAGCGCTTCGATGCTGTGACGGACTTGACCAGCTGATCCAGTGCTACCCAGTCCTGCGAATACATCGCCACGCCGGTGGCTTCGCACCACAAGTCAAAGATGCCCTTGGCCTGGCCGTCAAAGTGATACGCATCCGGATTGCCACCGATGGCGTTGGCGCCGACCCAGTTGTTGCGGACGCGTTCCAGGCAGAGTTTGGCGGCCGCGGTGAGTTCGGCGTGGTTTGGGTGTTTGGTGGCCATGTTTTAATCCTTCAGAGAATGTGAGTTTTGAAACTTTACGCCTGCTTTTAACGCTCGTCTAGCAACGCGTGATTAGAGGAATAATCACGCGTTCACTGCCGATTCAAGGCAACCAAGATATTTTTTCAGCAATCTGACATAGTGCTCTTGAAACATGGTCTTTCCTCCCTATCATGTCCCTATCTCATCCATTCAAGGAGGCCCCTATGGCCATGCAGGTGAACCTTCGTCCGCTTACCGGGCACTTCGACAGCGGCTATGCGCTCGACAAGCATTCGAAATACAGCACCCCCATCGGCTATAACGAGTATGGGCACATGCAATTTGAGACGGTGCGCACCGAAGCCGGGGAAGCCACTTTCCAGCTGAAATACCGGCAAGACCACAGCCAGGTCGCGCATTTGGCGGAGGCGGTCAGAGACCATATCGTGCCACTGCTGCCCAAGTTCGGCATGATCATCCCTATGCCAGCCAGTAATGTCAGGACCGTGCAGCCGGTGTACCAGGTGGCGGAAGCACTGGGTAAGCTACTGGACAAACCGGTGTTTGAGAATATGCTGATCAAGGCGCCCGGCGGTCCGTCGCTGAAGAACCTCAATACCCGCGAAGAAAAGGTGGCAGCGCTCGCCGGGCAGATTACCTTGAATCCCGTCATTCAAAATAACGGTAAATGGGCGGCCCTCGTAGTGGATGACTTGTATCATAGCGGCGCTTCTTTGGACGCCGCATGCGATGTGTTGCGCACTTATGAGAAAATAGGGTCGATTTATGTTGCAACGCTGACGTGGAGATAAAACCATGACGACCGTATTTATTGCCGGCTCGATGGCCATTAAACACCTGGACTTCAAAGTGCAGGAACGCCTGATGAATATCATCACGCTGGGCCATGATATTGTGGTGGGCGACGCCGACGGTGTCGACACGTCCATCCAGCAGTTCCTGTGGGAAGAACACGTCGACCGCGTCACGGTCTTCTGCACCGGCGACCGCGCCCGCAATAACATTGGCAACTGGCCACTGCACCAGGTCAGCACCTACCACAAGCCCGGCTCGCGCGCGTTCTTTACGGTGAAGGACGTCGCCATGGCGGAGAAGGCCGACACGGGCCTGATGATCTGGGATTGCAAGAGCACCGGCACCCTGACTAATGTGTGCGAGCTGCTGGGCCGCAAAAAGTACAGCCTGGTCTTCATTAACAAGGACAAGACCTTCCACAGCGTGAAGGATGCCGATTCTCTGGAAGCGCTGCTGGACCGCATGGCCACCCCGGCCCGCCTCAAAGCCGACACCAAGATCGGGCTGACCGAGAAGCTGGCAGCCCTGCGCTCCAGGGAACAGCAGCTGGCTATCCTGTCCGAACGCAAGCACGTCGAAGACGCGGTCGTTGCGGCCTGAGTGGCGCGGCAGCAATCCCAAGTTTTTCGCCAAGCGGTCCTATCATGCGTGGATCTCCACCACGCCGGACCGCTGACATGTTTACCCCTCTCTATTTCGTGGCTCTACGCATCGCGTCCGAAGCCAAGGCTGCCCAGTTGGCTGCTGAACGTGAGGCCGAAAAGGCCAACGCCATGGCTGCTGCCGGGCGTGCGGCCGCTGACCGGTTCTTTGGCGTGATCGACGTCGAGGCGCGCGAGGTGCCCGACGTGCTGCCATTGGCGGCGCCACCGCTGCTGGCACCGGCCTAAATCCCAAGTTTTCCGCGCACCACTCCTACTATGGCGACTCTTTGACCTGATAGGAGTAAGACATGCACTACATTGCGCGTGGTTTCTTCACCGCCCTGCACGTGACGGCCATTGGCCTGTGCGCCTTTGGCATCCAGACCCTGTGGGCGGCAACGCCTACCGGTCATCCAGTGCTGATGTTCCTGGCCCTGTTGTCGATGCTGCTCGCCGGCGTGACAGCGTCCATCAAGGTCCTGACCCGCTGGGGCTTTGCGGAAGGCAGCCTGACCATTCAGCTCGATCGCCTGACCCACCTCTGGTGCGTGGTACTTGTCCTGATGACGGTACCGTTCGTACTCATCATCGCCAACCTACAAGGCGCCTTTGTCCCGTGCGGCCAGCCGGCGCAGCAGTTCATTGGCCTGGCCCTGTCATATGCATGGTTCCTCGCCTTCGATGCCGCTGGCCGCGCGGTCAATGCATATGCCGCGGCGCTTCAGGCGCACGCTGCTGCCAGTGCCGTCAGCTAAATCCCAAGTTTTAGCGAAGACGGCCGGATACTGCGTGCGGCAATGTTGCCAGTCAATTTGCGAGGAACTATGCAACGCACACGCACCCGCTCCCTGGCCATCCTGATGGCCGCCACCCTCATGCTGTCGGCCTGCGGCCAGAACGAACCACCACATGCGCCGGCTGCAGCGCCGCCGCCAGCTGCGGCTGCACCAGCGGCCACCGTCGGCACTGCGCCAGCCGCACCCGTCATCATCAACCAGCCCGCCCCAAGTAACGGCATGACCGACATGCTGGTCGGCGCCGCCGCCGGCTACGTCGCAGCCACCGCCCTGAACGGCCGCGACAGCCCGCGTGCTGCGCCGCCAGCGCCCACCGTGCACCAGACAGTGGTGCACAAGACCGTAGTGGTGCAACAGGCGCCGAAAGCGGCCGTGCCACCGGTGGCGCCGGCGCCCACCATCAAGCCGGCCTTCACGTCTCCACCACCCAAGCCGACCGCTGCGCCGGCCACTCCCAGCTACCGATCCAGCGTCGCCGCCGTGAGCAATGCACCGTCGTACCGTAGTAGTTCCAGCATCAGCACCAGCAGCAGCTACCGCCCGTCGACGTCGACCAGCAGCTTTAGCAGTCGTCGCTGAGCCTCGCCCAGGTTGTCTTCGCTCCATTACACTGCGCGGGCGAAGACAACCACCAGCTGGTAAATGATCCACAGGGCGAGCGCGATCAGGGCGCGGTCGAACAGGCTGCGCAGCAGCTGGGCGCCAACCGGATAGCGCTGCAGCTGCTTCGCGGCCGGGCCTGCTTTGTCGCACAACGTTTCCAAGAGTTTAGTCAAAGGTTTCATCGGGTTTATTTCCTTAAGTTGGTGCACGCCCATGCGCGCTTCTTAATCAAGGTTTCAGTCACGACCAGCGTCGGTCAATCGGTAAAGCGGATTTTCAAGGGGCCAGAACTATTCGACTGCGGCTGGTTTCCCAAATTGTCGAAGCCATTGTCCGGGTTAAGCACACCCTTTTCATGTCTATTTTTCCTCACCTCCCTGGTCGGTTCCTCTGGTGGGTTTTCCATGTCCGGTCCACCTGGTGAATCCATTGTGATGGGTGAAAATCTATTCGACCGGGCCACTTTTCCTATTGTGGGTGCGATGCTCCGCATCACGGATACGGCCCCCAGCTGACGCCAGTTTGCAGCTCCCGGCCGCTGAAATCCTCTGGTGGTTTTTCCGTCGTGAATGGCATCTTGCCGGGCTTTGCCCGGACATTCCTCGGGTGGGATTTCCGGCGCAGGAACTAAATCCCAAGTTTTCCCGGGATTACCCTGACACTGTGGCTTTCGACCTTGTGGAGACCCTATGCACCGCTTGAAACGCTGGTTTGCCAGCCTGTCGGCCAGCGCCCGGCTGGCGCCCACGCCGCTCACCGAAGAACGGCCTGTCGTGCCACCGTCGGCCGTCGGCCCCGACCCATACAGCCCGATCCCGCAGCCGGAAGGCCTGACCCCGGATCAGCTGGCGCACTGTGCGCTGTACTGGATGACGGTGGTGCCGCCCGAAGCGTGTGCCGCGGGCGCCGTGCTGCTCCGCCGTTACACCAACGGCATCGGCGAACACATTGTGGCGGCCAAGGATCGCCAGGAAGCCTTTGCCCGCTATCTGCAGGCGCTGGCCCGCTACCACGAAGCGCAGCTGGAGGCCGAAGCCGCAGCGGCGCCAATTGAGGGCGTGGCCGCAGTGTCATGAATTACCTGGCCCAGCACATCTGCGTCGACGCGCAGGCGATTCTTGCCGCGGCCCGGGCCGAGCTGGATTACGAGAAGTACCGCGCGGCGGTCGGCGCCGCGAAGAAGCATTTACGGGCCCGCCGCTGGTGGCACCGCCTGTTCCCTTACACCATCATCATTCAACGGAGGACATATGATTGACATCAAACAGGTCATTAAGGACGCGGAGCTGGAAGTATCGAAAGAGCGCAGCGAGAAGGCGAAGCGCGCACTGGTGACGAAGTTGCGTGCGCTGGAAGGGGCGAAGCAGGTGGTCCGCAACATCGAAGCCGAAATCGAGGACCTGAAGGCGAGCATCGCGGATGGCTCGTTCAACTGACACTTACATGGTGCAGGGCCACCCGATCCGCGTAGCGTGGGCCGGGTGGGAGTCCGACACCTATACCCTGACACGCTCTGGCTGGTCGATCGCGACGCAGGAGTCATATCAGCACAACGAGTTGCACCTGATGCTGCACCACAAGGGACTGGGCATGACCGGTTATGGTCGCATCCGGGGCTACATGGACCTGCTGCAGTCATGCCTGCATGACAGCTACCGTGGTACGCGTGACCTGGATCATGTGGTGATTCAAATTGAAACGCTGGCCAGCACCAAGGATGTATTCATCCAGGGCCGCCATCCGGTGGAGTCGGCACGCTGGGTCGACGGAGAGCCATATTTGATGCGTATCGAGAACAAGCCGCTCCGGAACCTGAGCCTGTTCCGCCAGCTCGATGCGCCGGCGCCGCAGGAGCTGATCACCGAACCGGAAACGGTGCAGGAACTACTGGACAAGATCCTGGCCATGCAGGGGCCGATGCGCAAGGAACTGCGCGCCCGGGAAGCGCGCCGCGAGCGCGATGCGCCGGCGCCACGCCGCATTCACGCCCAGATCGTCAGCCTGGCGGCGTAACCGATCGCCCTGCTGCGTGGTTTGGCTTGTCTGGACGGGGACTCCTGCTTACGCAATCACCCTTCCGACGGGGCGTCGTCCTTGGTCAACCAGTCGAACGATGGAGCCCCTTTGCGCGATGGCCGCGCGTTCTTGGTCAGTGCGGCCGGCGCCCGCAGATCGCGCTGGACCCGCGCCAGATCCAGCTTTGGCCGGGCTAGCAGGGCCTCGTAGGATTCCTTTTCCAGCTGCTTGCGCAGGTGGTCACACAGTGCGTCGTATTGGTCCTCGACCCAGCCGATGGCCACATCAATGAGCGCGGCCAGCGACGCCATGAAAGCCGGCGACAGTGTTTCGCCAATATCCTGCGTGGTGATGATGCGCACGACCTTGCGCGGCATGTCGTTCGGCGCCAGTACCGCTGCCAGATGCACCGCGGTCAGGCCGTTGACGTCATGGGCAAAGTGCTCGCTGCGCAGGGCGTGGAACAGGTCGAACGCCTGCAGCGCCCGATCGCCGTAGGGCGTGTAGATGATGTCGCGATCGAGCCGATGCCGCTTGCCGTGCATGAAGCAGCGCGCGAATCGACTGACCGCCGCCAGCCAGAGCGCATCCAGCAGCACCTGGTTGTCGGCTGGCAGGTCATTCAGCTGGGCCAGGCAGTTCGCCGCAAACTGCAGGTCTTTCAGGTGCAGGGTCAGGTCGGCCGCGAAGTCGGCGTCCGTCCCTTCCAGTACCACGATGGGACACTCTGGGAACTCCTTAATCCCGAACTCGCCGTCCTTACTGTACCGCGTCAATTCTTCCATATCGCTTTCCTGTTGAATGACCCTGCCCCGCCATTCTGACGTGGCTTTAAAGCCGCCGTCCAGACTGCTTTAAAAAACTTCAATTATTTATTTAAATCGCTTACAATAAATTGTTGTAACGCACTTTAAACAGATTGGAGAGACTGGATGATTCACCCGATTAGCAAGGCAGTACAAGACATTCTCGACCGCGCGGAGATTCTGACCGTGGAGGAATTTTTACAGCTGGCTGGCGCCTTTAGCCACTTGGCCCAGAAACGCGACAAGGAACGCAGGGAGCTGGCGCGGGCGGAGATATTCCGTATTGCCGCCAGCGTCGATATGAGCGTGGAAGAATTGCTGGCCAAAGAAAAGCCGGCCAAGACCGTCACCAAAGTGGCGCCGCGCTACTTCAACCCGGACAACACGAACGAAACGTGGACCGGACGCGGACGCGCGCCATTGTGGGCGCAGCGCCTGAAAGATGCTGGCCAGCTGGACCACTACCAGGTCGCTGGCAAGGACCAGGCGCCCCAATGAGCGCCGGTAACCCGAAATACTCCCCGCTGCTGTTCAAGGGGCCACTAGTGCGCGCCATCTTCGCCGATACCAAGACCATGACGCGCCGCCTGATTGACCCGCCCCCGATGATGGTGCAGGGTGCGCGCATGGTGCCGTGGGATGGCGATCCCGCCGTGCTGCTGCAGCTGCTGAAACAAAAAGGCCAGCACTGCCCATACGGTGGCCCGGGCGACCGCATCTGGGTGCGCGAGACATGGCAGGGGCCGCTGGTCAGCAGCGACGAGGCGCCACGCCTGTGGCGCAACCCGGCGCCTTACCAGCAGCCGGCTTACTGCGAGTACGCGGCCGACGGTGGCCCGACACCGGAGTACCTCGACTCCGACGAGAACCTGCGCCAAGGCTGGCGGCCCAGCATCCACATGCCGCGCTGGGCCTGCCGCCTGGAACTGGAGATTGTCGACGTGCGCGTGGAACGCCTGCAGGCCATCAGCGACGCCGATATCGTCGCCGAAGGCACCGCCATGACCCTGCCGGACGGCCGGCCGTTCACCAGCAGTACGCCGCGCCAGCGCTTCGCCGACCTGTGGGACTCGACCGGCGGTAGCTGGTTGAGCAATCCATGGGTCTGGGTCATCACGTTCAAGCGCCTTGCCTCGTTGTCCACGCACACCCGCGCTACCCGGGAGGCTGCATGAAACGGGAGGACGCGCTGATCCAGATGATGCTGGATCTGGGCCATGAACTGGTCATCGACAACTTCGCCGGCGGCGGTGGCGCCTCTGAAGGCATCTACCAGGCACTGGGGCGCCAGCCTGATATCGCGATCAATCACGATGGTCCTGCCTTGGCCATGCATGCGGCCAACCACCCTACCACGCGCCACTACCGGGAAGACGTGTTCGACGTCCACCCGGGGCTTGTCACTGGCCAGCGCCCGATCGGACTGGCGTGGTTCAGTCCGGACTGCAAGCACCACAGCAAGGCCAAGGGCGGCAAGCCGCGCGAAAAGGGTATTCGCGGCCTCGCTTGGGTCACGCTGAAATGGGGCGCGTTCCAGGCGCCGCGCTGCATTGGGCTTGAAAACGTGGAAGAATTCCGCGAATGGGGCCCTCTGGACGACGAGGGCCGCGTCATCAAGTCGGAAAAAGGCCGCACCTTCGACGCGTTCATCGCCGCACTGACCACCGGCGTCGACCGCGACCATCCGGACGTGCCCGAAATCTACGAAGCCCTGGGCAGCGACTTCCCGATGGAACGCCTGTATCAGGGCCTGGGCTACAAGGTCGAATGGCGCATTTTGTACGCCTGCGACTACGGGACGCCGACCATTCGCAGACGCCTGTTCATGTTCGCGCGCCGCGATGGCAAGCCGATCCGCTGGCCGTCACCCACTCACGGCGATCCGAAGGCGCGCGGTTTCGACCGCAGCGGTCTGTTGCCCTACCGCACGGCAGCCGAATGCATCGACTGGTCCATCCCGGTGCGCAGCATCTTCAACCGCACCAAGCCGCTGGCGGACAAGACCATGGCGCGCATCGCCAAGGGCGTCATGAAGTACATCATCGACAACCCGGAACCGTTCATCGTGCCGGGCGACGCCGCACCGTTCCTCACGGAGCACGCCAATGGTTCGACCCAGCGCGTGTTCGATATCAACGAACCGCTGCGCACCCAGTGCGCCGAAGTCAAGGGCGGCCACTTCGCCCTGGTCTCGGCCATGCTGATGAAGTACAACGGGCGGGAAATCGGGCCGGATGCGCCGTGGCCGACCGATGCGCAGGCCGCCAACGACGACGCCATGGTGGCCAGCACCATGATCAAGCTGCGCGGCACCAGCGTGGCGGCCGACGTGGCCGAACCGCTCCATACCGTCAGCGCCGGCGGCAACCACCACGCGGAAGTGCGCGCCTTCCTGATCAAGTACTACAGCACGGGCGGGCAGGACCAGTCGCTGGACGACCCGATGCACACCATCCCGACCAAGGACCGTATTGCCCTGGTGATGGTGCGCGGCGAGCCTTACGCGATTGTCGATATCGGCATGCGCATGCTGACGCCACGCGAGCTGGCGCGCGCGCAAGGCTTCCCGGAAAGCTATGTGCTGGAAGCGATTTACAACGGCAAGACATTGACCAACGCGGAACAGATTCGCATGATCGGCAATTCTGTGTGCCCACCGGTGGCCCGCGCGCTGATCGAAGCGAACTTCCGCCATGAACGAGTATGGAGGATGGCAGCATGAAGACGATTGGACGCATTACCCGTGCCGGGGAGATCCGCTTCGGTGACGCCGGCCTGGGTATCTGGGAAGATGGCATTGCCGGGGCGCGTGCCGCCGGCGGCTATCCAGCCGAAAAAGCATGGTCCCGCCAGTTCAAGCGGGACGTCTTTGCGCGTGTCGTGCAGACCCTGAATCGGCTGGGCTGGCAGTGTGCACTGCCACCGGTTAGCGACCACGATATCAAGCATTACGGTGGCGATGTGGCCCGCTGGGCATCGGAAAGTCGCCGCAACTGCCGGAAAGGGGATCTGTTTGGCGAACTGCACATTTCTGGCCGCTGCATCAGTTTCGACATGTGGCAGTCGGTGCACACGCCCAACCGTCCGGACCATGGCGGCAAGCACGAGCCAAACAAGGAGGCGGTCATGCCGTACCTGCTGCGGCTGGAAATGGAGCGCACCCGACGCCGTATCCGCAATTACCTGTGTAACGTCTTCACGGGCTACGCCTTTTCTCCTTCGACCCGCCACTGTGGACCCGATGGCTTGACGGCGCTGGAATGGGTGCAGGCTGACAGCCGTGCGTGCTGGCATCACAAAAGTGGGCTGGGGCGTCGTAGCGGCGAGGAACAAAGCTACAACAACCGGTCGGCCGATGACGGCACGGTGCGGCATGGCGCGGTGGTCTGGTATTACGACCGCAAGGGGCGCCTGTGTCGGGGCACCACTTTCTACAACATCAACAATATGTGGTGGGTCATCACGGGACGCTACGACGTTCGCAATCTTGCCAGCTTTGAGCTGCTTACGCGCTGCCCTGACCGGGTGCGATTGAAGCGTAACAGCGAGGCCCGCCGCCGTTCGCTGGAGGGCGAATTACACGCGGCCGTCACAGCGATGAACTTCGAACGTGCGGCGGTCCTACGCGACATTCTGTTCCCGGGCCGTCTGGCGCTGTACGTGGTGTGGAACACGGAGTGCCGTTTGTACCACAAGGCCGGCTTCAGGGGCTATACGCCCGACCAGTCGCAGGCCGGCAAGTTCACGGCCGACGAAGTGCGAGGCTGGGATGGCGATGGCAACCAGGTGATCGCAGTCGATACACGGGAGGCGGCATAATGGCGGGCGTGCGGGTGCATGCGCCCTGGCCCGACTACGCGGGCTCTCCAATCCATGCCGGCGACACGCTTCGCCATCCGACCGGCGAAACGGGGACAGTGGTCTTTCTATCCGGCGAAACCGACCCCGGCGACCAGTGGCGGGTCGACTATGGCCCCGGCAGCGGCGGCCTGTCGCGCCTGTGCCTTCAGATTGGCAGCAAGGGCCAGGCGGTGGTGGTGGCGGCGTCCACCGGCACCCGTCCCGCAGAACAGCATGTGCCGGCGGCGCATGCCCACCGCCGTGTCAGCGCAGCAGGCCGGCAGGCCGGCGCCGTGATGGCCCGGCTGGCGGACGCCGAAATCGCCACCCTGATGCGGGAGGGGGAACAGGATGAGCGCTGCCAGAGCTGCGCGTTTCGCGCAGGGACGGTGCCCAACGGTTGCGCCCAGACCCAGCTCGACGTGCAGAAAGCCGTCACCGAAGACGTGCCATTTCTGTGCCACTGCCACCGAGATCGGCATGGACGGGCGAACCGCATCTGCTACGGGTGGTTCGCGGTACGCCGCATCGTGGACCGCTTTGAGCGCGCGACCGGCCGCACCTTGCCGCCGTGCGATTACGACTTTTCGCCGCCCGACGCGGTGGCGCCGTGAAGATGACGAGGAATTGTGGATGAACGAACAACAGCAACATGACCTTGCCGTGGCAGCCTTCGACCTGCTGCGCCGGCTGAAACGTGACTTGATGCACGCGCGGCGCTTCATGCCCGACACACTGCAGACCTATCGCCGCGCCTGCACATCGGCGGAAGCCGACATAGAGGAATTTTTGCTCGAGCACCGGGCTGCCCTAAAAGCCTTCGCGGCGCCGTCGACAGCGCCCTACCCCACCCGGGAATGCACGGCCCATGTCGTCCTCGACAAGACGGTGCCGGGCGCCATGCCGGGCCACCACCCGCTGTGCACCGGCAAGGGGCGCAATCCCTTCTGCCCTGCCTGCAGCGGAGAACCGACGCCAGGGAAAGGGCCAGAGCATGGATAGGAAGGATGCCCTGCGCAAGATCCGCGCGTGCCTGGCAAGGGCGGAAGGGTCCAGCTTCCCCGAGGAAGTGGCGCGTGCACTCAGCCAGGCGCGGGCCTTGATGGTGCGCTTCAATGTCGACCAGCCGGAACTGCTGGCGGCCGGGGTGGCCGAAAAGGATGTGCGGAGCCAGGCCAAGCGGCGGCCAGCAGGCTACGAATGCGCGCTGGCCAGCATGGTCGCGGAGAGCTTCGGCTGCGACACCCTGTTCAAGACCCGGCCGCGGGCCGACAACCGCGATATCGAAGGGCTCTGGGTCTTTGTCGGCGCCGGGGCTGGCGCCGACGTGGCCGCCTATACCTTCACGGTGTTGCGCCGCCAGCTGGCCAAGGGCCGTGCCGAATACAGCGCCACCAAGCTCAAGCGCTACCGCAAGAACAAGCTGGCCGCAGCGGACGCCTTCTGCGATGGCTGGGTGCTGGCGGTATACCGATTGCTCAATGCAGGGCCGCCGCCGGCGCACGATATGACGGCGGTCCAGGCCTACATGCTGACCCACCATGCCCAGCTGGGCGTCCTGAAACCGTCCGAACGCGACCTGCCTGAACGGCATTCGCCCAACTTGCACCGCCACCATGGTTACCGGCGAGGCAGCGACGCCAGGGTGCACACGGCGGTCGCCGGTACCGCGCAGCAGGCGCTGCTGCTGCTGTAAAAAAGGCCCCGCGAGGGGCCTTTGCCTTATCCGCGTGTTTCGGACAGTTCGCTGCGCACGGCCGCCTTCAGCGCGGCCGGCGCCGTCTTCTGCGTGCGGTTCATCACGTCCTGACGCATGTTGCGCACCCGCTTGGCGATCGCCGCCATATTCACGCGCACCGGCGCTTCCGGGTTCTTGGCGTTCCAGTCGTCGCGCCACGCCCGGGCCTCGGCGATGGTGCTGGCGTCGCCTTCCAGAATACCCTGCGCCCAGTGCTCCTGAATCTCCTTGGAGCGCATCCGGGTCTGGCTAATCATGTCGAGCGCCTGCCCCTTCGCATCCTGGATATTCGCGGTGCTGTTTGGCTGGAAGCCGACGATCTTCAGCACGCCTTCGATCGGGGTGGTGTCGTTGACCTTGTAGCCACGCCCGTCCGAGTAATGACCGGTCGACAGCATGTCGGCACCCTTGACGGCGTTGCGCACGGCTGCCGGCGACATGTCCAGCGCCGCGCCGGCGACGTCACCGCCCAGGAGCTTGCCTGCGGCGGCGAACGTGCGCTTGGCCACGTCACCCGCCGGGCCGACCAGCTCGCCCAGGTCCTGCGTGTACGAATCTTTCTTCGTCAACAGGCCGGTACCGGGAATCAAGTTGCCCATGCCGAAGCGCCCTGCCACGTCGATCGGCATGCCCGGCATGCTCGACACGCCTTTCAGCACGAAGTCGGCGCCGCCCGCGCCCAGCACGCCGGTCAGGAATTCTTGCTTGGCGCGCTTGGTGGAGAAGTTGTAGCCGAGGCACTGCATGACGCCGTCCAAGGCGTCTTCCAGGTCCTGTTCGAACGGCAGTCCATCGGCGCCCGCCATCAGGAACAGCACGGCGACCATGTACAGCGCCGCGCGGCGGCCGGCGGCACGCTCGGGCGAACCTGGTGGGCCGGCGAAAGCCATGCGTGTCAACAGCTCCAGATAGCCGATGGAGTACTGCTTGAACGTCATCAGGACGCCACCGACCGGGTTGCGCGCCCACTTCGGTCGGTTGCCGCTGTTGTAGGTACCTTGTGTCTGCGTCACGACTTCTTCGGCGAAGCGGGCCGGGTCGGACTTGCCTTCCTCGATGGCCGTGCGGTAGGCCGCAATGAAGGTGATCCGGCGGTTGGCTTCCTCCGCCATGGCGAACAACTTGCCCCAGCCCAGCTGGACCTTGGCCAAGGCGTTGTTCAGCTGCGCGCGGGCGTTGCCGACCCGTGTGCCATCGCCCGATTGCAAAGCCCCCTTGCCGGCCGCTTGCGCCTGCAGGTAGTGCACTTCCTGCGGCGCCACGATACCTTCGTCAGCGGCCCATTGCAGCGCTGCGTCCAGCCTCGCGTCGCCCGTGCTGCGCTTGCCGGCATCGCGGATGGCGCCGGCGAGACGCTGGCCGGCCTTGCCGATACCACCATATTGGCTCAGGTAGGGCAAGGTCATGGTCACCGGCTGCGTCAGGTTGACCAGGGCGGATGCCACCGACCCACCGAGGAACTGGGCGAACATCAGGCCGCCCAGCCGGTTGCCGCCTTCGGAATTGCGGATGGTCTCGCGCAGCTGCATGGCGGCGTCGGTTAGTTCGCCTTCCTGCTTCGGAATGGTGGTGATGGCCTCGTCAATCTTGCCCAGATTGGCGTTACCCGAGGTGAGGCGGGCATTCGAATAGATGAACGAGGCCAGCACGCGGCCGGCGTCCTCCGAGAAGCCGGCGATGCCCTTGCGCTCGATCATGCGCTTCATCGCGCTGCGGTTGTTCTTGGCCAGTTTCAGGTACGACTGGTACACCTCGCTGCCTGCGCTGTCACCCTGGCTGTCGAGCCCGACCATGGAACCGAACAGCTCGATGGTCTCCGGAGCGATGCCGGCGAACAGCTTGTAGGCATCTTCGGAGACCGTGCCCTGCGACACGTCGGCGCCCGGGTGCTCGGATTCCATCTGGCGCGCCATGCGGGCGGCTTCATACGGGGTTTCGAACATGCCGAAGTACACCTGGTCGCCGCCCTGCTGCACGTAGACGGTGTGCTTGCCAAAACGCGACAGTGGCGCGTAGCCACGGTCCATCAGGTCCTGGCCGCGGTCGGCCAGGTCCATGATCTGGCGCGCCGTATCCAGATGCCAGTCCGCCTTTTCAGGGTGCAGCTTGGCCAGCGCCACGAAATGATCACGCAGGTAATGCGCAGCACCGCGCAGGTCCGGCTGCGCCATGGCGTAGTCCAGCGTGCCTTCGGCATCCTTGCCGCCCAGCTTGACCATCTCGCTGATGGTCAGGTTGGTCAGGCTCTGGTCCAGCGCCGCGCGGAATTCGCGGTACAGGCCAATGCGACGGTCGTCCAGCTGGAACAGCTCGCGCAGCTCCGCATCGCTCCATACCACGCCGGCCTGCAGCTGCGTGGTGGTGAAGCGGCGATTGATGCTTTCATCGTAGTGATCCAGCGGGCTGTGCAGCCAGGCCTGATTCGTTTCGTCATCAATGATGCCCTTCTGCAGCAGGATATCGGCCTTCTGGGCGGTCGTCAGGCCGTCGGCCCATGCTTCCAGCTCGGCCAGTTTGACCGGTTTGCCGTGGGCGTCGCGCGCCCACACCAGCGTGCCTTCGAAGATCGGTGCGCTGATGGCCTTGGTGTCCTCCGCCGTCAAGGGCTTCTTGCGGTCCTTGCCCAGGATGTCGGCGACTTTTTCCAGCTTCGGCAACAGGGTGGGGGCCTTGTTGGCTGCCACGACGGCATAGCGCGACACGTCGCCCAGGAAGCCCTGCACGGCACGGTACACCGGCGCGAACAGCGGCTGGCGACGCGCCAGGTTGTCCATGGTGCCGATGCTTTTATGCCACCAGCTGATCTTGCCGCTGCGGTTGAACAGGTCGCCCAGCAGGTAGCCGGCGGGCAGGCGCACGTTTTCAATGTTGCCGGCGGCCTTGCCCAGCGCCGCGGCCAGCCCTGCACGGCTGAACGCGATATCCGGGTTCTCGCCATCGAAGCTGCCGTCGTTGCCGATCGCGGACTTGATCTGCTCGGGCTCAAACGCGATCCACATGTCGCCCGCGTCCGACCAGCCTTTCACCTGATAGCCATCATGCCGGCCCTCGTGTTTGATGGCGTCCACTGAACTGGCCGCGCCGCTTTCCCAGTCCTCTACCGTGGTGACGTAAGGGTGCTCAATGCGCAGGAATGCCGGCATGACGCGCCCGCCTTCCTTGTGCGCGTAGGCGCTGGCGGCGCCCGGATCGGCGGTGAAGAACGCGCCTGCCTCTTTGTCGCCGAAGGGTTCGCCGATATCGAACGTGGAAAAGTCACGGGTGGTGCCGTGGTAGACCACCAAGGGTTCCCCGTCCTTGTCCACCACCTTGCTATCACCAAACCAGGCGCGGAAGTTGTCGCTGTCCGTGGCAGGTCGGGCACCATCGGCTGCGCGGAAGTTGATGCTGCGGCCGTCGAGCGACGCCATGGCACCCTCGACTTCCCGTTCGCCGGCGGCGATGCGGTCGAAAATGCTTTCCACGAACACCTGGCCCTGCGCCCGGGTCAGTTTGCGCAGCGCTTCGGCCACGCGGTCCAGACCCATGCTGCGGGCGGTATTGACCATCCACAGCAGCATGCGGCCGATGTGGCTTTCGGTGGCATAGCGGGTGCCGACCGGCTTGCCGTTGCGCTGTTCCTCGGCCATCACGGCCAGCGCTTCTTCCACCGCCAGCACGTGCATGTCGGTCACGCTGACCCCGGACCGATGGCGCGTCGCCGCATCCTCGGTCGCCTTCCAGCGATCGGCGTAGGCCTTCACCTGTGGGTCGATGTTGTACAATTTCGACATTGCCGAAACATAATTATCCGGCGTCATCAGTTTTCGGAGCCCATAGTGGAACAACTCATGCCAGATCGTGGCCGCCGCGCTATCCCGGCTGGAAATGCCGTTACGGAACAGGTAAATCTTGCCGCCGATCGTCGCCCCCGCGCTCACTGGCGCCTCGCCAGCCCCGACCAGATGACGGTCGAGGAATTCCGGGCCATCCAGAACGAAGATTTGCGGCGGATGCGCGAGCGGCGCTACGACCGCGTCCGCCAGCTGGTGCAGCGCGTCGGTCGACAGCTGCTGTTCTGGCGCCACTAAGCCGTCCAGTGCCGGCGCATAGACCGGCACCGCGCGGCGCGCTGTGTCTTGCGTGAGTGCGTCCCGGCTACGGGTATGCTCGGCCCAGGTCGCCACCATAATGTTGCGCACCGCATCCACGTCCGACACCAGTTGCGTCACGTCGAACCGTCCGCGGCGCAGGGACGCCAGCAGGGACGTGGCCACTTCCATGAACTTGTAGGCCACCGTGCGGAATAGCGAGCGGTCGGCCTTGGCCAATGCAGCCCAGAAGCCCGGGTCCAGCCACATGGCGCCGTTGATATCGGCCAGGACCTCGCTTTCGGCCTGCCGCTCGGTGACTTCCTGAAAGCCGCTGGCCGCATATTCGCGCGCCTGCCGGTCATCCACCACTCCTTCCTTGAGGTAGCTGCGGATCTGCGCGCGCAGGCGCTCGCCCAGTGCGGGATTGCTTTGCTCCAGGGCGTGCAGGGTCTCGTGGCCGGCAATGGCCAGTGCAGGCTGGCGCATATCGTTGGCCAGATAGGCCACCCCGCCGGTGGCAACTCCTTCGAAGTCGCCATTGCCCGATACGAACTGGACCCGGATACCCAAGGCCTTGCCGATCTGGCGCGCCATGGCGAATTGCGTGGTGGGGGCCTGGCGCAGCGCCTTGACCGGCGCCATGCCTTCGCCGGCAAGGCGGCGGTTCAGCTGCTCGGTGTCCTTGAGCGCCTGGACGTACTCATGCCCGGCCAGTGCGGCCGGCGGCGTGTCGCCGACCGTATCGCCCTGCTCAATGGCTGGCGGGGCGAAGGCGTCGTCGTGGCGGAAATAGGCGGCGTCGCGGCTATACAGCAGCGACTCCAGCGGGATGCTTACTCGTTGTAGCAGCCGCTCTGCAACGTGATCCAGAACCGTTCGCCCTGCGTCGCTTCCTTCTGCGCGTAGAACGGTGCCGGTAAGTGCCGCTCTCTTAAGATCAGACACGCCAACCGGTGGCGTGTAAGCTCCTCGGGAGGATGGGTAGAACTGTTCATAAGCTGTTCGAACTTCCCGGACAAGAGCTGCGAAATCCTCGTCGGTGAAAGGAACTGCATCCACTCGTGCGAACTGCCCGTCTGCTTCATCAGCGCGAGCAATTCCGTGTCCGGCAGCGCCTCGATCGCTTCCGCGTCCCACCCCTTCTTCAGCAGCGCGTTCTCCGCCAGCGGCAGCGTGAGCCAGTACATCGTGCTCAGGTGCGCGAACGGATGCCGGGAGGCGTTCAAACTGGCCAGTGGCGAAGTTGTAATGGACACGTTCGATTTCAGGGAAAATTGCAGAAATGTTAGTGTAGGACGAAACCAGCAGTTCCCGCAAGTTGCGTGCATCGTTGCCTTCGCGCCAATGAATCGGACGCACCGGTGTACCCGTGTGGGTGCGGGTGTCCTCGACCTGGCGTGCGTGGGGCGCCAAGTGCTCGGTGGTGCCGTGGCGCAGCGCGGACGACAGCATTTGCTCGGTGCGACGGTACAGCGCCTTATCGGACAGACCATCCGGGTCGCCGATGAATACCTGTCCGGTGTTGTGGGCCCAGGTGGCGATCGCCTGGTAGATGCGGTGGCCGCTACGGCCCTCCTTCCAGTTCGAAATATTGAGCCAGACCTGTTTGTTGCGCGTGTTGCGGAACACCAGGGCGTCCCCACCGGCGCCGTCGCCGCGGCGCAGGCGCCAGACGCGGTCGGCGTTCGGCCCGTCGGCCGTGGTCAGGTCGATCTCAACATCGCCATCGACCACGATACCGGGTGCCATGTCGCCCACGACAGCGGCCAGCGTCTTGCCTTGGCTGTCGGGCAGGCGGAAGGCCGCGTCGTCCTGCGCGATCTGGCTGTAGATGTTCACCAGCTGGTCGTCGGTGTCGATACGGCGCCGCGAGAACTGCAGCGCATCGTCGCGCGCCGCGGTGGCCACTGCGTCATCGCCCGCCGGTCCCGCTTTGTCGGCCAGTGTCGCGTCAGGGGCTGACACGGTGTCGTCCTGCTTGCCGCGGGGTTGGGTCGGCGACGGATCTGGATCCGGCTCGGTCGCGTGCTCACGGGTCAGGGCGCGGATGGCGTCGTTGGCGGCATCGTCGTCCAGATCCATGTAGTACAGGTCCTGCACGGCGTCCCGGATTTCTTCTTCCGTCACGCCGGCGCGCATGGCTTCGGCGATCGCGTCACGGTCCAGACGGTCGAACGTGTTGGCCACCGCCATCACAGGGTGGTCGACGGCGTTGTTGGCCATGAAGAAGCCATACGAGAACCCTTCCGGTGTCACGCTACGCGCATTCTTGGTGGCCATGCTCTTGCCGCCGTACTGCTTGTGCATCTTGCTGCCTTCGGTCGCCTCGACCGGAGCGACCGGCAGGTCGGCGTTGAAGCGTCCCCAGATCAGGGTTTTCTTGGTGTACGAGTCGCCCAGATGGTTCGGGTCAAATGCCAGTCGCCATGGCGGCAGCCCGCCCAGGCTTTCGATGCGCCCGACCGGGTTTTCAATGCCCCAGATGACAGGCTTGAAGTACTCGATGGTGCGCATGGTCTGGTGCACCAGCTTGACACTGGCCACGGTGCGGCCGTCCTTGTCCTTGGCGGCGAAGTGGCGCGCGCCGCTGACGGCGAAGTCGGTGCACGGCGTGGCGGCAAGGATGGCGTAAATATCCAGTCCGTCGAAGTCACCGAACCAGTCGCTGAAGAATTCCGACGAGAAGTTGTTGACGTCGCCCACTTCGGGATCGTCCTGAATGTCAAAGCGATACACCTGATAGCCCGCTTCCAGCCATGGTTTGGACCATTCGCCGGACAGGTCGAACAGCGACAGCACGATCTTGCGGCCGTTGGCGCGGCGTGTTTCCGGGTCCAGGCCCTGTGCTTGCGCGTGCGCCTTCCACGCGCCGATTTCGGCCTGCGCTTCGGCTTGCAGCTTCGCCACATGCGGCAGATACACGGCTTCGAAGTCCCTGATGCGCTTGGCCAGTTCGGCCGGTACCGGCTGACCTTCCTTTTCCAGCTCGTCGCGTGCGGCCAGGTCCTTGTTGTAGGCTTTCACCTCGACCGGGTTCCACAGCTTGCCTTTCGCCTTGTCCGCCAGTCGCACAATGTCGCGCTTGGCCGGCGGCTGGAAGATGTTGGACACGACGTGGTCGCCCTCCATCATCTCCGCCTGTGCCTCATTGAACTCGGCGACGATTTCGCCCAGCTCCCGGTCATCGACGCCGGTCTGAACGTGTTCCGGCGCCGTGGCGTTGGCAAGTTTGCCCGAGGCATCGGGTTCCACACTCGTGGTGGCGGAGTCGGTCTGCGTGACCGCTGCAGGCGCAGGCGCGCCCGGTGCGGCGGCCGACGCGTCGAGCCCGCGCCGCACCAGCTCGCGCAGGATCTTCGGTTCGCGCGCATGTCCGGCAAACACGCTCCTGGCCTGCAGCAGCTGGTCGTCGTTCATGTCGGCGACGGTCAGGTGGTTCAGCGCTTGGCGGGACACCGGTGGAGTCACGGCGACCATCGGTTCCGCTGCCGGGGCGGCGGATGGGAGTTTGGTAAATGGTTTGCGGGTTTTGCCGCTGGCCAGCCAGTCCTTCAGTCCGGCGATGCTCGTTTCGCTGATGTTGCGCCCGCCGGTCCAGCTGGCGTCGTAATTGGCCTGGTAGCCGGCGCGCGCCGCCTCGACGGAGTCGAAGCCCAGCATGATCTTGTGTTCATCAAACTTGCCGCTGTCGGGATGCACCTGGTCGACTACGAACGCCTTGTCGCTGTCGCGGTTCGGCCCCACAAACACGTCGATGTGGTCTTTGTCGGCGCCTACCGTGCCCTTGATGTAGCCGTAATGGTGCTGCATGGTGGACTCCCACGCCTGACCGTCGCGGTCGACGCCGCGGCGCACGGACCCCACGGGGTTCTCGATGGACAGGTCCAGCCCATGAAGCCTGACATGGCCGACCTTGTAATTCCCGGCCTCTTTTTGGGCTGGGGTCGGCTCGGGCAGGTCGTTGTGGGGCGAGGTCGCCGCCGCATGGGCAGCGGCGTCAAAGCCGTCGTCGCTGGCCGGCGCGATGGGTGGGGCGTTGGCCAGCATCGGCGAGGCCGCGGTTTGTTCGGGCGCCGGGCTCACAGGTTCGACCGTGGGGACGGCCGTGGACGGCGCGGGCGCCTGTTGCGCCACTGCCGGGCGGTTGATCGCTTCCTGGTAATAGGCCAGCTGCGCGCTGTTCAGGCGGAAAATCTTGCTGGACCCGGGCTTGTGCAGCACCTTGCCGTTGGCCGTTTTCAGGCGCATGCCGGCGGCGATCGCGTCGTCCACCGCGCGCAGGTTGGGTGTGTCCGCAGTCGCAACAGGCGGTGCGACGCGTTCCGGGACCGCGTCCTGCAGTTCGTTGGGCGCGCTGGACAGCGGCGCGGCGGCCTGGTCGAAATCGGCATGATCGTCGTCGGTCAAAGCGGTGCTGTGATAGCCCTCCTGCCGCAGACGATCGGCGAACGCCTGCTTGCGATCGGCCACGGCAATGCCCGCATCATTGATGATCCCCGTGCGCAGGTCGGCGCGCTTGTCGGCGGCACGTCGCGCGTCACCGGCGGCCACCCGCGCGTCGCTGGCGGCGATCGCGTCGGCCAGCTGCTGCGCTTCGGCCTGCTGGCGCGCGCGTTCGTCCTGCGCCATCAAGGAGGCCAGTTCGGCGTCCTCAGCCTTGTTACGCTGCTCGGCGGCAGCGGCCATGGCTGCGGCATGCTTGGCGTTGTGCTGTTCCTGTTCGGCGGCCAGCAGCTGGTTGAATTCTGCCTGCTGGGCGGGCGTCAGGGTGGTGCGCTCGGTGCGCAGTTGCTTCAGGCGGTTGTATTCGGCGATTTCGTCCGTCGTCAGGCGGCGCCCGGCCACGGCCGGGATCGTCACCAGGTTGCCGGCGGCGTCGCGCTCTTTGCGTGCCAGGCTGCCGGAGCCGATCGCGACCAGGGCGGCCATCCTGTCGTCAATTTCCTGCAGCGATGGCTGGGCTGGGCTCGGGGCCTGCGGCACCGTGGCGTTGGCTTGGGCCTTGGCGGCTGTTGCGGCTTGCCCGGCGTTGGCTGCTTGTGACAGCGGTCCGGTGTTGGGCAGCTGAACCGGTGCCGGCGTGGGGGCGTGGTGCGCTTCCCCCTGCAGCACGCCCAGACCGCCGCCCATGGCAGCGCCCGTGATCAGCCCGGCGCCGGCGGCATTGCCGACACCTTTGGACAGGTCGGCCTCGCCCATGGCGGCGTTGGTCCACACCTGTTCTTGCGCCGACTGGGGCATTTCCTCCAGTACACCCTCGCTCAGCGCCTCTTTGGCAATGCGCGCCGGCAGGCTGCCGCGCACGCCCGTCGATCGCGCGCCGGTAGCCAGCTGGGTCGCGCTGTCGCCCATGAATTTGCCGGCGCCCACCCCGATGGCGGCTGTCCCGACGCCGGCTGCCAGTGCCGGCAAGGCGTATTCGCCGTAGCTGCGGCCGGCCGCTTGCGCGTCGTCGGCAATCTGGCCCGCAGTCTGGGCCCCTTCCACGGCGGACCCGGTGACCATCAGGCGGGTACCGGCCGCCTCGACGGCGTCGGTGGCCGCCTGCGCGCCAGCCTTGGTGCGCAGGGCTGCCTGGGCGGCCGAAGCGGCGGAACGCCCTGCCGCCAGTTCTGCGGCGCTGGCGGCGGCGCCCTCGGTGGGGGCCAGTGCGGCGCGCGCGGCGATCTTGCCGGCTGCAGCACGGGCCACGCCCATGCCTCCCAACATGCCGGGGGCCGATTCGGCGACGCTGCCGAACAGCGCGCGCGGGTTGGACAGGGAGGCGGCGATCGTGTCCACGAAGCCATCGGCGTTGGCGACCTTGGCATCGGACGCTTTCTGGCTATCGCTCAGGTACTCACCCAGGATTTCCTTGGTGCGCTGCGGATCGTAGCCCAGCGCGCGCGCGCCCTTGCCGACCAGCCCGCCCGTGGCCAGACTGCCCAGGCCGACAGCGGCCTGACCCAGTCCAACCACGCCCTGTGCCACCTTGATCCCCATATCGCCGGCCGTGCGTAGTACGCCAGCCTGCGGTGGGTCGACCTGGGGCGTTTGCACGCCCAAGGCCTGCGCCAGCTGCGCCTTGTCGATATCGGGATAGTAGTGCTGTTGCAGGACGTCGATTGCGTCCTGATCGTTGAGATTGGCCAGGGCCGGAATTCGTTGGCGTGCTTCGTTCAGGTTCATGCAGGGAAAATCCTTTGGTTATGCTATGCGAGGGGTCAAACGCCGGCGGCGCGGCGCGCCTCGCGGACCTGTTTCAGTTGGGCATTGGTCAGGAAGCCCGAGTCGGCCATGCGGTCGAACCAGCTGAATACGCGCTGCTGGTCTTCGCGGGACATGTTGCGGTTGATCGCGGCCAGGTTCTCGTCAAAATTGGCTAGCGCGTCGGCTTGGCGCTCGTCCAGTGCTGCCTTGCGGGTCATGTTGGCACCGCCGACGCGTTCGTTCCACAGGTCGATCTGGCGGTCGCGCTCGGCGATCGGCATGCCGGTCGCGGTGACCGTCGGGACGCGCGGTGCCGCTTGCCCGGCAGCCGGGGTCGCCTGCAGTCCTCCGGGAGCACGCAACACGGGAGCGGGTTGCTGTTGTGGTGCCGGGGCCGGCGCGCGCAGGCCCAGTGGATCGGCGCTCACCGTGGCGCCGCCCTTGCCGTTGTACGGGGCCAGCAGCTCACTCAACTTGATTTCGCGCAAGGCGGCGTTTTTGGAGAACAGCGCCGATGCGGCCGGGTTGAGGCCTTCCGGCGACGCGATCGCCTTCGCCACCGCGGTGCTGTCAGTATCCGCCGCTTTCAGCAGCGACTGCACCTGCAGCTCGACCGCGCGCGGGATCTTGGACAGCCCCATGCGGTTCTCGATTTCGTCCGTGCTGAGCTTGCGGCCCAGTGCCTTCTGTATGGCCGTGATCTGGCCCAGCGGGGTGCCGGCGGCCAGTTGCTCGCGGTGCAGGCCCAGCTGCTCCCGCTGCAGGGCTTGGCTGGCGGCGGCGTTCTTGGCGCTGAGGTCGAGCTGGTCGCGCTGCAGCTGCAGGTTGGCGTTCTGGTACTTCTCCTGACTGTTCATCTGGCGGCTGCGGTCCATGTGCGCCAGCTGGGTGTTCAGGTCCATCAGCTGGAATTGCGCCAGTGCCGAATCAATGGTCGTGCGCGAGCCGTCCGGATTGGCAATCACGAGATTGTGCGTCGGGACGTCCTGGCCATTGATCTTGGTGGTGCCCGCCTCACCTTTGACGATGCGCGCATTGCCGTGCTGCCCGACCGAATTGAAGGCATCCATGCCGCCTTCGTAGTCGCCGGCACTGATGCGTTTCAGGGCCTCATTGACGCCTTCGTCGCGCATGGCGTTCAGCATCGACATGCCCTGCGCGTAGTCCTTTGCTGACAGGGTGCCGCGCGCGGCTTTATTGCGCAGCAGCTCGGTCTGCATGCCCAGCACGTCGTTGAAACTGCGCGCTTTGGGGAGCCCGGCTGGTCTGGCCGGGGCAGGTGCGGCGGCGGCCGTTGCTGCTGGCGCGGCATCCGCTGCACCGTCCAGCGCCGCGTCGACGGGCGGCGGACCGCCGGCCGGCGGCGCGCTGGCGTTCGCAGTGTTGTCGGAAGCCGCGCTGGCGGCATCGGCGGCGGCGGCAGACTGTTCGGCCTGCTTGCGGTACTTCTCGCTGACACTGGCCAGGTCTGCCTTGTCCTCGGCTTCGATACGGTCCTGCTCCTTCCAAGTCTTGCGGTCGCGGTTGCGGACTTCTTCCGCAAAATCGGAGGCCTGCTTTTCGCGCACGTCCGCCTGCCGGCGGCGCTCGTCGTCTTCAAAGCGGCGCTGCTCGCCCATGAAGCCTTGATACGCGGCGGCCATGCCGCCAACATTGATTCCCATCTGTGGTGCCTTTCTGTTCAGTTAGGCGTACCCGACGTCGGGCGCCCCGCTTCCCATCCCGGTCGGCGAACTTGGCAGGCCGGTATCGGTGGTGGTGAAGGTATTGGTGTAGTCGGCCTTCGGCATGCTCAGGCCCGGAGAGGTCTGGCCCATCCGTCCGAACGCGTTGATCAGGCCACTGGTCATCTGGCCGATGCCGGCGGCCTGCTGCCCCGCCAGGCTCTGCTGCGACGCCGCGAGTGCGTTGGCGCCGGCGGAAGCGCTGGCCAGACCGGCACCGGCACTGGCCGACAGCCCCTTGCCCAACGATACGGCGTCGATCTTCTTGGCGTAGGCCATGTCCTTGGTCTGCTGCCGCGCCGTATTCTGGGCGTTGGCCCCCATGGCGGCGCCTTTCAGCGCCAGGTCGGACGCTGCTGCTGCTGCGGCGGCGCTGGACGGGTCCAGCCCCGGGGTGCGCGCCAGCCGTTCCTTGGCCAGCCCGATCTGGCTCGACACAGTGGCCGCTGCCGCACTCGCTGCCTTCTCCTGCGCCGCTTCGGAATCGGCGTCCTGCGCCTCTTTGACCAGCTGGTGCTCGAGGGGACGGTAATTCTCCTTGTAGTCCTCGTACTGGTCTTTGGCGATCTCACCCTGGTAGGCGTTCTGGTCGGTCGCACGATCCATGGCCTTGGCGCCCTTTTTGGCTGCCGCGTTGGACGCGACGCCGCCCACCACCGCGGCGCCCACCATGGCGGCGGCCACGTGGCAGAACTGACTGCCTTCGCTCAGGCGCAGTTCGTGTTTGGATTCGGCGCGAAGCTTGGTGCGCATGTCAGTCTCCGATCTGCTTGATGTACATGGTTTCGTGGGGAGTGGCGAAGCCCTCGTCACCAAGCAGCTTGGTGTACAGGGTTTCGGTCGGCGTGTAGCCCAGATACTCAAACAGGCGCCCGCTCTGGCCGTCAGCGGTGTGCAGCTTCACGCCGGTGAACAGCTTTTCCACGCCCAGCGCCCGCATTTCCGCCTCGACGCGCTGGAACAGGCGGATACCTGTGCGGCCGCGGCGGTACTTCGGCAGCAGGTAGTACACGTCGGTGATGCCATGCAGCGTGCTGGCGTAGTGCAGGTGGCCGCTGACAATTGCCACGTGGTAGCCGACCAGCCGGCCGTTGTCGCGCACGGTCACGATGTGCAACACGTCCTGATCGCACATGGCCTGGTATCGGTCATGGGCGACGTCCAGCGGCACCTTGGCGTGGCCCAAGGCGATTTCCAGCCAGTGCTGGCGGAACAGGTCCTGCGCGTCGGCGGCAAACGCCGCCCAGCGCTCCACCTGGTAGGTGATGGTGTTCATTTCGATGTTCGGATATCAATGACTAAATGGATGCGATCGCAATCGCCGTGGTTCACCACTTCGTGCTCGATGCTGTTGTCGAACCACCAGACTTCGCCGACGGCCATGTTGACCACCTCGTCGCCGGCGCGGAAGCTCGACTGTGGGTTCGATTCCAGTACCAGGTGGAAGCGGTCGTAGTACTCGGCATGCGCCGGGGTGTCGGCGTGCGGGAAGATACGGCCGCCCGGGGCGATCTTGTTGATCATGCAGCGCCCCAGGCGCTCGCCGGCCACGCGGGTCATCAGTTGCATGATCAGCGCGCGCGCTTCCGGCAGGCGTTTATATGGTGGGTAGTCGATGCTTTCGTGCTGGTCCGTCACGGCCAGGTGCTGGCGCATCAGTTCTTCGGTTTCGTGTACGGTACGCTCGGGGAAGCGCAGCATGATGGATTCCACTTCCCCGAAAGGCCCCTGCGGATAGCTGCGCAAGTACGTGTCTTCGCGCCACATTTCGGGTTGGCGCTTGATCGCCAGCAGCAGTGGAATAATGTCAACGCCCTCGGCGATGCGCAGAAAGTTCTTCATGGGGTCCCTTCGGTTCGGTGCAGGCGACGGCCTGCGTTCGCGAGCGATGATAGGAGTGGATCCCGAAAAACTTGGGATTTAGTCCGGGGCGGCCGCGGGCGGTTTGGGAAAGCGCTGTTTGATGGCTTCCACCCGTGCGTGGTAGGCCTCAAGTTTGGTGGTGTCGCCCTTCGCCGCCCAGTACATGGCGTCGGCGAAGTCGGCCAGAGGCGGATAGGCGGTGGCGCGAAGCGCGGCGTAGTCTTCGGTGTGCTGGATGATCGTGGTCATACGGTGATTGCAAAATTGGCGTCAAGGTAAGGAAAGGCCACCACGCGCACCTGGTACGTCCCTGGGTGGGAGAAGTTCAGCTGCGCGCTGGCGTCTTCGCACCGGTAGGATGTGGTGTTAATGACAATGTCACAAGGGACCGGCAGCTGCTCCAGCAACTGGCCGCGCAGCACGGCCGGGCATGCCGGACGCTCGGCGATTTCGCCAGCGCGGACATAGTGGCGATCGAGGGTGGCGGGACCGGTGGCCACCTGGTAGCCGGATGCCTTCTGCAAGGTCACCATGGACTCCGGGCAGGTGCCGGTTTGCATGATCCGGCCATCGTTGTCGTACAGCGCGTAGTCAATCATCGTTTAGTCTCCAGTAATGCAGCGCTCACCGAAACCGGGTAGCCTGCATACCCCGTTTCGGGGTCGTTGTCGCAGACGACTTCAAAGGTATAAGTGCGCACCCCGCCAGCCGGCACGTCGACATGCACGCCCGTGGTGCAGATGTACAGGTCCTGACCCGATGGCGCGTAGGCCTGGGTGAACGTTTCGTAGATCTGCAATCCGTCGCGCTTGATCCGTAGCCGCACTCGCCCATTGATCGGCGTGCCGCGCACCGAGTACCCTCCCTGCGCGGAGCATGTCAGGAACACAGGGACGCCGCCGCCTTGGGCGTTGAGCGTGATCGACGCGCTGCCGGTGCCCTTGGCCGACGACATGACGGTGACCGAGTTGCCTTGGATCTTCAAGGTATCGACGGCCGCGTCTCGGATATTGGCAGTCGTGATCGCGGCCGTGCCGATGACGGCGCTCTCGGCCGTAATCGTGTTGGCAGCGATGCTGTCAGCGGTGATGGAGCGCTTGACCACCAGGTCACCACGGATTGCCACCAGCCCGGTTTGGGCATCGATGGCGAAGGGGACGATATTGGGCTTGCCAGGCGCGCCGACAGCGAACATGTCCGCCAGGATCATGAAGGCCGATTCACTCTTGCCGTCCGGCGTTACCCCAGCATTGAGCAGCAGACCGCTGATGTAGCCGTTCAGGTCCAGCTTCATGCCCCATTTGCCGGAGATGCCCTTGACCGTGTCGTTGGTAACGCTCAGGTCATTGCGCACGGTGGCGTATTTCGTGACCAGTCCGGTGCTCGGATCGGTGACGGTGGCTTGCAACTGGTCGAATTTGGTTGCCGCGCCGCCGACGTTGTTCACCACCACGTTACTGCCGCCCGAGACCAGGGCGGTATTGGTGCCGACCTTCCCCCACAGCGTGTTGATCGCGTTGACCAGGGCGTTGTCGCTGTTCGTGCGCGCGCTTTCCTCGCTCGTGATGCCTGCTGTATTGCTGTTGGTCTGCGTGGTAAGGGTGCTGAGCGTACTGGCGGTGGCACTGTCAGCCGAGGCGCGCGCCTGGGCTTCCTGCTGGACCGCTGCCGCACTATCTGCCAGGCCTGCCACAAGCTGCTGGCTCACCCGCGCAATGTTCTCGTTGGCGGTCTTGACTGCTTCGCTAACCACCTTGATGGCGGCACCGCGTGCCTTCCCTTCCTGTAACAGCGCATAAGCGGCGCTGCCGGCCGTGGTATCCGGGGCAGTGAGCAGCGCGACAGGGGCAAACAGCTGTTGCCAGGCCGCGCTGCCGAGGATGCGCTCCTGCAACTGGTCGGCCAATTGCTGCATGGCCGAACCCGGCGCACTGACGCCGTCGGCCAGGGCCTTGGCCATGGCCCGCGCGACGCTGGCCGCCCTGTCTGGGTTGTTGGTCAGGTCGCCCAGTGTCACGAACGCTTGGTCACCGTTGCCGACGTCGCCGTTGCGCACCGCGGCCATGTCGGACAGCTGCTGGAACAACAGGCGTGCTTGTGGGTCCTGCACTGCCCGGATGGCTGCGTGCGAAAGTGCGTTGACGGTGGACATGCTGCTAACTCTCTTTCAATTCCTGCGTCGAAGATGCGGCCTTGAGCCGTTTGAAGGTGCCGGTACCGGCGATATCAATTTCCCAGCGATCGCTGCACGCCAACCCCGCATGGCCGGGGATGGGCTGGCTTGGCAAGCGGAAGACGGTGGCACCGGTGGACACCGCCTGGGTAAACCCCAGTACGCCATCCTGGTAAAAGCGGATCGTGAAATTGCCTTCACACTCGGCCTTGGCCACTGCCAGCATGACCGGGGAAGGCAATACCAACTTGTCGCTGGCCCAATGCAGCGGCAGATCGGCGCCTCCGGCAAACTGGTTGAGCGTCGTGCCATCGACTGTGTACAGCTGGTCCGACGTCACCAGCACGGTGGCCGCCTGGGCGCGCAGTCCTGGCAGTTCGGTCATGGCGCCAGCCTCGTCCAGTTCCAACATGAACGGTACAAAGGCGTTGGCGCGGGAAAACACGATCAGCCTGCCGTCGTAGTAGGCAAACTGCATGCTGGCCAGCCCTGCGGCATAGCGCTTGCGCCAGACCTTGCGCGTGAAGTAGCGCTTGGTGACGCGCATGTCTTGCTGTCCGCCGTTCAGCACGATCAGGCCGTCATGGCTGGCGTACACCGCCAGGCCGTCCAGGGCCAACAGCGACCATTTCGACACGCCCGCCTGCGGCACCTCGAGGGATACTTGCGCCATACCGTCCGGGCTCAAGCCGGACACGATGACGGGTTCGCCGACCGTCGTCACCAGCGCACCAGAGCCGTAGCGAATGGCGCCGACAATCGGGTGCGCGAACGTTTGCATGTTGGCTGGATTCCAGGCCCACGGCTTGTAGGCCTCGGACAGCCACAGCTGCTTGCCTTTCCAGGCCGCCAGGATGCCGTTGCCAAGGTGGATCAAGCCTTGCAGCAGCGGGTCGGGCGGGTAGAAGAAGTTGCTCGACAGAGGCTCGTTGAGCGCTGCGCCCTTCACTGCGTCTTCCACGGTCGCCTGGCCCGGCGCGACCGGTACCGTCATGGCGTAGTAGAACTCGGCCGCCGTGGCGCCGTCGGCCGTGCGGTATAGCCCCGCACTCTTGATCGCCACATAGTCCGGCAGCTCGTCAAATGGTACCTGCACCGTCACCTTGCTGTAGGTGGTGACACCGTTCAGCGTCACGGCTTTGACATCCACCGTCGCGCTCGGGCTTGGTGGCCCCTCTTCATTGAAGACATTGCGGTAGGTGTAGGTGTAGACGCGTGTTTCGGTGCTGGTTTTGGTGCCGGCGGTCTGGGTCGCTTCTGCCGCGGCCTGCGCCGATGCCAGGCGCGTGGCGTAGGTATCGACCGGTTCGGGGTCCACGGTGGCCACTGGCTTGGCCGGCAGCGCTGGGTGGACAACGGTCACGATCGGCGCCCGGGTCGGTTTCGGCACCCCCACGCGCCAGCTGGTTGCCGGCACGCCGCCGCTCTCGGTGGCCAGCGACAGGCGCGTGACGCGGAAGTCGGTCGGCGTGGTGTAGTACAGCAAATCGCTGGCGTCGCCTGCCTGCAGGGGACTGGGAACCGCATTGACGTCTTCCGTCCAAGTGTAAAACTGGAGGCCGTTCTCGGAAAACACCGAGCGTGCCGCATGCGGCAGCTGGCGCAGGGCAAAATCGCCCTTTAACGATTGCAACTGGCCGCCCGAAAAGTCGATGTTCTCCGCCGCCAGGGCACCACCCAGGGGCAGCTTGGATTCCGGCACGCGCGGCAGCAGGCCAGAAAAGCCGTTCAGGCTCAGTTTTGCCATGCTGTGCCCTCCCCTGTCCTGCCGCCGTCGGTAGCCCGCTTCAATTCGTCGTAGAAGTCGCGCCAGCCCAGGGCTTGCTCGCGCCAGGCGCGGCAAGTGGTGGCGTTTTCGGCTTCGACTTGTGCGACGTCAGCAAGCGAAACGGCGGCGGGTTCGCGGTCAGCATCTTCGGAGGGTCCGGGAGCGTCACCTGACCAGGCGGCGTCGAACAGGCGGACAAAGCCAACGTGCACGCCAAAGCGCTCCACGTCGGCAGGCGTGACCAGTTGCGGGATGTGGGTTTCAATCGTTTCTCCGTGCAGGTAAATGGTGCGGATGCGCTCCTGGTAGCGGACTTCGACCTGTTGCACGACCTTGGCCTGCGCGCGGGCAATCGCCACGGTGCGCGTGGCTTGGGCGCTGACGTAGGCCAGGTGCGCTTCACCGGCGGAGCGCTCGCCCTGGATCCAGCCGATGCCCAGGAGGGCGACGCCGGCGGCAACGAGCATGGCCGCGCGGGCCCAGGCTGGAACGACCAGCTTGCAAAGTGTCGAAATCATAGGAGCTTTCCGTTATCGAGGGATGGCAGGGGCGCCCAATACGCGGGCCGCTTGCCGGTAGAGGTCCAGCCGTTCGGCCAGTCCGTTGGTGCCGCCGTTGATACGGCGGGTGATGCCGATCTGGTCGCCGGCATCGGCCAGCGCATTCAGGCGTTTGGTGTGCCAGAACCAGCCGGCTGAGCGGCAGGCGCCTTCCGGCGTCAGCAGCCAGGCGACAATCTGGCCTTCCGGGATCTTGAAGTAGGCAGCGCAGGCGCGGTGGTTGGCGGCGCCGGTGACTTGGATCAAGCCGTGTCCCTTCCAGCGCTGGCCGTCGCCGTCGGCTTCGGGCGTATTGCCCAAACGGGCCGCGATCGGGCCGGTGTCGTAGGCGGCTCCGCTGGCCAGCTCCTGGACCCATTGCAGTTGCCCGGACTCGTGCCCGACCTGAGCCAGGAAAGCGGCTTGCCGCGCGGGCGTGCTGATGTCAAATTCCGCCATGGCGGCGTTGAGCCATGGCAGGAATACCGCTGCACGTTTGCCGGCACGCGGGAAGATGGCAGCTAACTGGTCCAAGTTCATGCGGCGCCCCGCAGCTGCTGGATGGTCTGCTTGGCGTCGGCTGCCAGCTCGCCGATATCCTTGTCCTTGCGCTTATCGAGCCAGCGCACCAGAGCGCCCACAATCCACCAGGCCGGCAGACCGGCGAACACCATGACGGGCGCCGCAATCAACAGGAATCCGACCGCCGGATCTAGTCCGTACAGCAGGGCGCCGTCGCGCGCGGCCACGAACAGGCTTGGCACTGCGGAGCGCAGGGCAATGACCAGCAATGGACCGACAAACGTAGACACAATGATGGTGGTGGCCATGCGGAAATAGGCTTCCCTGCGTGTTTTAGGCCACATGAACATGAAGCCCAGGGCGGTGGCGGCGGCGCTGGTGACGATAGGTACGCCGGCGATTTTCAAAAGGGCGCCCGTTGCGCCCGCGGTTTCGACTGCCATACATGGCTCCTGGAAAGAAAAAGCCCGCACGAGGCGGGCCGGGTGGGGTTATACGGTGGCTGGTGGCGGGGATGTTCCGCCGGCTAGGCCTGCGCCTGGCGGGCCAAGCGGCGACGCCTGCACGGTGAACTTGCGCCGGACTTGCGCCGCCAGCTTGGTTGGAGAAACGACCCGGCTACAGGTCGCGTGCCAACCGGCACTTTCCCAGTTCGCCACGCAGTAACCGGAGCACACCAGGATCTTGCGCCAAGGGACGGTCAGCTTGAGGCGCAGCCACTCCAACAGGCCGATGGCGACGAACGCGAGGTAGCCGTAATCGACCCTTGCCGCCAGCCATTCGTGGATGGCCGCGTCCAGGGCTGCCGGGTCTAGCTCCGGCGGGTGTGCATAAACGTCGAAGTCAACCGCGTTGAGCTGCGACAGCGGCACCAGGTGATTGCGGCCGCCGTTAATCTCCGTCATAAATAGGCGCCCACATAGCCAGAGGGCCAGCCCGGTGTGGGTGTAGGGGCCGCGCGTGAAAAACTGGGTGGCTCGTCCCAGTAGCCCGCTCGCGGTGCGCACGGCAATTAAATCGCCGGTGGCGATCAGGCCTCTGGCCTGGCTGTACTCCATCTGCTTTACTCCTTTCTGTTTCATCGTCCGTCGTCCCAATCCGCCCCGCAATTCACCTGGACCGCGACACTGTGACCTGTGTTGTCGGTCACCACACATTGCAACGTAGCGCCCCAACTGCCCATCGAGTACCTGTTATAGGTCTTGTAGACGGAACACACGTTGTAATTGCCGCCGTTCATCGTCAGCCCGCTTGAATTGCTGACGAAGCTCCAGCTGTAGCTGTACCCGCCAGACCCGCCAGTCACAGAAACGGACGGATTAGCAGCTGCCGTGCCGCCGGAGTCGGCGCTGTAATAGGACTGGTAGTCAGAGATCGGTGTGACCGTCATCGGCGTGTAGCTGGACTTGCCCCGCAAGCTATACATGTCCACTGCACCACCAGGCTGTCCCGAGAGCGCCCGGACCGCAGAATCGTTCAAGCTGATTGACTGCCCTCCCGGTCGGCCCAACTCAATATTGACTTCCCACAAGCTGATGCTTCCGGTCGGCAGTGTCATGCTGCCAGCCCGGTGTCAATCTGGATCACCGCGTTGATAATCATATTGAATTCCGTTTCTGCCTCCGCAATCGACGCAGCATTCAGAATCCGATACTTGCTCATGCGCTGGACGCCCAGCTGTTCAATCGCTTTACGAAGGCGCTGGGCCTGCGCCAAGATCAAGTCGGTGGCGACTCTGTTGGAGAGGCCAACCGGCTCGGCAAAGCTCGTGATCCAGAGGGACGGCGCGCCGGCATAGCCGCTATTTTTGAACGCCAGCGCCGCTTTCTCCCTCTGTTCGTACTCCATCTGGAAGCGCGTCCACTTGCTGAACACAGCCGCCACCGAGTTATCCACCTGCCGGATCCACACTGCTTTGCACTCCCAGTCGGTGGCTGGCGGTACCGGCGAAGGCATCATCGGATATCCGCCATGCGGGTTGGCAGGATTGACGAGCTTGACCTGCAGGAAGCCTGCTGCGCGTTCACGGGCGTTTTGTTCGGTGATGACCGCCTCGACGATGCGGTCAATTTCGCCTTGCGTGTAGGGCAAGCTCACCTCGATCATTTGTGGTTCTTCGCCATTGGGCGGGCGAGGATCGGGAATCTGCGTGAGGCCGGCCTCCGGCGTTGGCAACCCGCCCAGCTTGACCACGGGGAGTTCGTACTTTTCTTTCGAATAACTGTCCCAGGCAACCACAATGAAGCTAATCATTTCAAGATTTCGCCTGGCATCGAGCATCGTTGTAATGCTGGAGACTTCTGTCGTGATCGCCATCAGATCCGAACCTTCTTCATCAGTTTTTTGATTAGTTTTTCTTGCGCGTCCAGGCGAGAGCGCAGTGCGATAACTTCCTTCGCCAGTTCGACAGTAGCCACCGCCGCGGCAGGGCCGTAGTTCACGGACAGATAGCCGTTCACTTGCCTGTCCACGGCGTAGGGAAGGACGGCCCGCACTGACTGCGCCGAGAGGCCAACCTGTGTAAGACGGATGTCCTTACGGTCAAACACCCCATATCGAACCTTGGACCATTTCTCAATAAAACCCGGGCCGAGGTCACGCCAGTTGGCCTTCAGACGTTCGTCGGAGTACGCGGTGACGTTCCCCCACGCTACCGTATTGCCGTTGTTATCGACGGCGAAGCGGTAGGCGGTGTTGTCCTTATTGATCGCAATAAAGCAGAAATTGTTTCCGACACTGGCGCCGATGTATCCCTCTGACTGCGCGCCACCGCGATACAATCCGATCTTTACGTCTGTGGTGGCGCGGAAGTAACCCCAACCATCCGCGAACGAAGGACCAGTGGTGTAGATGCCATTACCGCTGTAGACGTTCAGTCCACCAGAGTAGACATTCACCGCGCCGCCGTAATAGTTCAGGACGAGCGTTGATGCCGCACCGTTGTTACGTGCCTGAATAGCCTGGTAGTCATAGACGATGTTCAGGCCAGCGGTTGTGCCTGTCTGTACCATCCCGGTTCCGCCGATGGAAGACAGAAGCCCACCGCAAGTGAAGTATGCAGCTGGCGCGCCCTGTACTTGCATGCCGTAGTTGATTTGAGCATTGCCATTCACGGTTAAGGCCAGCGAGTTGCCATTGCTCAGGATGGTATTCCCGGAGGCGGTTAGCCCGCCGTTGGCTGCCAACAGACCGGTGTACGTCGCGGCAAAGCCAAAATTGGCCCCATTGACGGCAGGATTGCTACCAGAAAATGGAATGAATCCCTGGTCGGTCGCATCGACGGTGCATTTCAGTCCTCCGTTGACGTTACCCCACCCGAGGTAGATCCGGTTGTTGCCTTGTGCCGCTCCACCGCCCTGCACAACGCTGCCATTGGTGGTGCACTTCCCCGATGAGTCGATGGTTAGCAGGCTATTCGCCGCCGTCGAGAAGTCCCGGGCCGCTGCCGTGTTCATGTCGATCCGGAATGCCCCGCCCTCCGCGAGGATGCGCCACTTGCCCACGCTACCCGACTGGTCCGTTTCGTTCAGGTAGATGTATGGGACGGCAGCGTTGATTTCTACGCTATTCAGCCCTGCCAACGAGGTGATATCGGTATTTGCGCCCTTCGCCGCCTTGGTGGCGATCGACGCCAGCGCTGCGGTGATCTGCGCTTGCAGTTTCCCTATGCCTACGAGGATCGAGTCCCCGGCGCCAATGACTGCATTGGTGGCGGTGGACAGGCCCGTCAAGAGGGCCGCAATCACGCGGCTTTCCGTGAAATACCGGTTGGTGGAGCCTTCTGGCACTTCATCGGTCGAACCAGGAGAGGTCGGGATGCGGGTATACGCCGTCCCAGACCAACGGTACTGCGAGGTTGCCCCGCCGCGCGATTCGTCGGTGATGACCACATAGATCTTGCTGGTTTCGCCGGTGGCCGGAAGCGCGGACTTCGTCGCAACTTCGATTACATCGTCCACATAGGATGGTAACTGTCCTGCCGGCACTTTGCCGTCCGAACCGAGCGTCGCCACGCCGTTTGCGGCGCCAAGCAGCGACGAATTGACTTTGGCGTTGAGCGCGGTCTGAGTCGGTCCAGAAACCGGTTTGTTTGCATCCGGCGTATTGTCGACACTACCCAGCCCAATGTCCGCCTTGTTCCCGCTCGTAGCCACCGCCGCCAGGGCCGGCTTGTTCTTGATGAACCCTTTGTTGGAGGCATCGGTTAGCGACCAATCGGCTTGCACTTGGCCGGCGGCGGCGATGGCGGCCTGCTGCGCCGACGTGGCGGCAGCGGTAGCGGAAGCCGCTGCCTCGTCGGCCTTTGTCGTGGCGGTGGTGGCCGCCCCAGCGGCAGCGGTCGCCGATCCTGCGGCGTTGGTCGCGGACGTAGAGGCACCAGTGGCCGAGGCCGCGGCGGCATTCTTGGACGACAGCGCGCTCGCCTCGCTGGTGGCCGCATTGGTGGCAGAGGAAACAGCGGTGTTTTTCGACGCCAGGGCATTCGCCTCGCTGGTTGCAGCGTTGGCGGCGGCCGTGTTCGCGGCGTTCTTGGACGCAAGCGCATTGACTTCGCTGGCGGCGGCGCCCGCGGCGGACGCACCGGCTGCATTCTTGGATGCGAAAGCGCTTGCCTCGCTTGCCGCGGCGCTGTTGGCGGCAGCGACAGCGGTGTCTTGTGCCGGCACCACAATATCCCGCGCAGCGGTAGCAATGTCACGCGCCGCCACGGCAGTGTTCGCCGCATTCGCTGCGATGACTGCGTTGGCTGCCGCCGCATCGGCGGCCAGCTGGCCATCCGGCTTGCCTTCATACGGCGGCAGGTTCGCCACCATGTGGAGTTTGCAATCGCCGTTTGGAATGCTGGCCTGGATACGCGCGGACTTGCCCGTAGCGGGATCGGTGATCTTGAACTCGTAGAACGTCTCGGTGTTGCCAAGCTGGTTCGGCCACAGCGACAGCACGGCAACGCCTTGGGCGTCAGCCGTTGCCGTCATCTGGTGGGGCAGAATGTAGCCCGCAACGGCATCGACTTCCAGCCCCGAAAGTTTGGCCGTGACAACGGCGCCCGCGATCGGCATGCCATCCTGCTCGCTGGCCAAGATGGTGACTTTAACGGTAGTTACCAAAGAATTGCCTCAAAAATTGGTTAGCGCAGCGCAGCCATTGGCCTTCCCGTCGCCAACTACTCGGCTTTATAGAAAGGGATCTTGACCGCGATGCCGTTGAAGGTTGTAGTCCAGTAGCCCAGCGGTGTTGCGGGCAACGGCGCAGCGGCGCCGGCGGTGCCAACGGTTGTGGTGGTGGTTTGATTGGTGAGGGCGAGCGGCGAGGCCAGGAGGGCCTGCGTAGCGTCCCGAGCCGCAACGGCAGTGAGGGCAGCGGCGTTAGCCGAATTGGCACTTTGCGCCGCGGCGTCCACGGCGAGCTGCCCATCGGGTTTGCCTTCATACGGTGGCAGATTGGCCACCAGGTGCAGCTGGCAATCGGCGTTGGGAATCGTTGCGTCGACCCTGACTGTCTTGCCGGTCACGGGGTTGGTGATCTTGACTTCGTAGAATGTGGCGGTTGACCCCAGCTGATTGGGCCAGAGGGACAGGACGGCGATGCCGCTGGCATCCGCGATCGCGGTGACCTGCTTGGGCAGCACATATCCTGCGGCGCTATCGACCTCCACACCCGAAAGCTTGGCGTTGACAATCGCTCCGGGAACGGGGGAGCCGTCTTGCCCGCGTGCCAGGCAGGTGACTTTTACGGTAGTGACCACGGAATGCCCTCAACTAGGTTGCTTTGGTTTTGCCGACCAAGGAGGTCAGGAAGGCGCCGTAATGGCGCTGTGCTGCGTCGCCGTGGGCCGCGTGCTCGCTGTCTTTGCTATAGGCGCGGTAGATGACGTAATCGACCAGGGCGCCGACATACAGGTCGTCCAGCGTGAGCGGCGCATCGATGCCGATGTCCGGCGGGACGGCGTTGTAGCTCAGCTGGATGCGGTTGCCACCAGGTGAGCGGGGGTAGACGTAGAAGTGCTTGGGATCTTGCGGGTTGTAGCAAAAGTGCAGGACCTGTGGGTCTGCTTTGTGTTGGTGCCAGTCAGGCGCCAGGCTGTCGAGCGCGGTGCGTGCCGTGACGCTGATGGCTGGCCCATTGGTGTTGCACGGGATATCCACGAGGGTGTTGGCATCGACGGGCAAGGTTTGCAAGGTGCCGGCGGCGCAGACGAATTCGACCTGGCGAACGAAGGCGCTCGGTTTGTGAATGACGGCTTCGCGCTGGCCGTCGCACAAGTAGTCCAGCAGTTCGGATTCGGTCCAGTGCACAAAGCTGGTGTCGTGCAGCAGGACGCCGACGCGCCGGAGCACGCTGCGGGCGGTAACGGTTCCCATGGGGTTTCCTTCTTTGAAATGGAGGGGCGCGCCGGTGCCCGTGGCGCTACTGGAAGGCGCGCGGGCGCACCTGGTGCGAGGCGGCACCGAAGCTGCGTTCGGCCTCGATGCGGGCTTCGGTCCGGGCGCGCTCGTACTCGCCTTTGTAATACGCGGCGTTGCCCGGGGCGCTGAAAGGTTGCCCTGGAAGGACCACCAGCCGGGCCACTACCCCCAGCCCGATTTCGTGGGCGTAGTCGTTCAGCAGAACGTCGGCCACGCTCATGGCGGTGCGCGTTGGTCGTGTGGAGACCAGCAGGCCGATGGCGCCACGCTGGGCTTCAGTTGGCGTGCTGTTCAGCGTGAAGGTGTTGTCGGCCGCCTGGACCAGCCCGCTTGGTTGTCCGGTGGGGCGGTTGGCCAGGATCTGTCCAGCCTTGCCGCCGGTGAGCACCGGCAGCGGGAGACCGCGCCACGTGGCAGTTAGGATCAGGCTGACGTCGGTACCGGGCGGGGTGTCAATGTCGTACTGGGCCTGTCCGGCTAGCACGTCGATCGGGTCCAGCTCGACCTGCACGATGGGCGCCTTGGTACAGAAGTCGATGCACACGTGGCGGATCTGCTGCAGGGCAAGGGGCACGGCGCAGCCCGGGACATGGGGCAGCACGTGCGGCAGGAAGTCGGACAGGCTGGCCATGGGCGATTAGACCGGCTCGACCGTAATGGAGAAGCGCGACACTTCGCGTTCGCGCTGCACGCCCTTCTCGTCCGGTTCGTAGACGACCTGCACGCAGTTTTTCAGCTGCTGCACGACTTCTTCCGGCACGATGACCGGGGTGTCGCGTGGAATGTTGAAGCCGACGGTATTCACGCCGACAAACACGGCCTGACGGCCGACGACGCCTTCACCGGATTGGATGGTCAGGCGCAGGCGCTTGCCGGAAAAGTTGCCGCCGTGGTCGGTGACCGGCAGTTCGTTGGAAGGTTTTGCGGCGGCGGCCAGCTCGGTGCTCGGTTCGTCGTCAAGGGTGGTTACAGCGGAGGTATTCTTAGCCATGGTGGTTCTCTCTTGTCAGGAAAAAACGCCCACCGAAGTGGGCGCTTTCAGGGGGATGGATTAGGCGGTGACGCCGACTTCCAGACGGCACATCCAGGCGTCATTCAGGATGACGGCGCCCTGCATGGCCTTCCAGGACACGCGGGCGCGTTGCGCCATCGGGTCGGAATCGGATGGCTTCGGATTGACCACCATCGGAGTCAGCGCGAACATGCCTTTCAGTGCCACGATCGCGTAGGCATTGGCCGCCAGGTACAGGATCGGGTAGACGTCGGCGTTGGCGCCGCCGGTGGAGGTCATGGTGCCTTTCGCGCCGCCGGCATCAGCCCATGGCGCGAAGATGGTGGACGACAGGTAGCGCACGTCTTCGACCTTGCCGAACTCGTTTTCATACGGGGACATGGAGCCGTACTTTTCTACCGGGGTGAAGCAGGACTTGCCGTCGGCGCCCAGCATGTTGCGGATATCCGCTTCACAGTCCGGGTGGCACAGGCCGATGAACGCCTTGGCCACCGATTCGGTGCCGAACGCGGCGGTGGAACGGACCACTTTGGTGATCTGTTCGGCGTTCTGGCGCTTCAGGGCCTTCACCACTTTGCGCTGCAGTGCCAGGCTGATCGGTGTATTGACCGCGCTGCGCACGGCGCCGTTGGCGTAGACCACATTGGTGCCGGCACGCAGAATGCCGTAGCGCATGCGCTCGATCATCTGCGCGGCCTGCTCGCCCAGTAGCTCGATGGCCTCGTTCAGGATGTTGTCTTCGTGGGTGTCCACGATGACGTCGCTGATGGTGATCATGGAGCCGTATTGCGACAGCACGCATGGGACGTCGGTCGACTGCATCGACAGCGAACCTGGGGTGACGCCTTCGGTCAGGGTGGTCGGGGTATTGTCAAGCGCGGTGTAGCGGCGGAAGGTGATGGTTTTGGAGTTGTTAGCCGGCAGGGGCTTCGCCTGACCGAACTTTTCCAGCACCAGGAACGGGAGCGCGCGCTTCAGCAGCTCCTTCTCCGCATAAGCGGCGGTACGCGGCGAAATATCGCCGTAGGTGGTGTTTGCCATTGTGTTGATTCCTATGAATTGAAGTCGCAGCTGAAGTGCACGGACGTGACTGGGCGCTGCGGAGCCCGGCTGGGCGCCGCAGGCCAGGCGTCATGCCGTCGGCTGTGGAGGGAGGTTTCTGTTGATGCGCCAACAGCAGCGTCGCCAGTGAGACGCACTGGCACGGTGTTGCTCAGGACTCGGCCCAGGCACGTGCGTAGTCGTCGTCGCCGGTAGGTTCCTTGGGCAGCTGCAGGCTGGTCGAGCGGACACCTTCGGCGGCGTCAATCTCGGCATCGTTACCACTGGCGGAGTCGTCGCCGGTACCGGACGCGTCATTTGCGACGCCGGCGGCCGCTTTCTGGGCATCTTTGAACTGCGTCAGCATGTCGATGATCTCGTCGGCGCTGCCCGAGTCGATGACGCGGTCCAGCTTGGCCTTTTCGGGGCCGCTATGGCAGTTGAGCCAGTCCTGGAACGCCGGCGACTCCACGATGTCGTTGCAGTCGGCGTGGGCCTTGGCAATGGCTTTGAAGTGGTTGGTATGGCGCTCGGTCTGCAGGTCCTGAATCAGGTTCTCGACGCGGGTTTGCAGTGGATCCAGACCGTCACGCAGGCTGGTGCCGACGGTCTTGTTGATCAGGCGCTTCAGCAGGGAGACAAACTCGGGGCCGAAGTCATCGCCCAGCAGCTTCTCGACGTCGTCGCCGGCGCTGTCGTCGTCCTTCTCGCCGCCCTTGCCATCCTTGGCTTCGGGATCGGTACTGGTCTGCTGCTCGCCGACGGTGGCGGAAGCCAGCGCTGCCTCCTTGGCTTTCAGTTCGGCTTCGCGTGCCGCCAGCTGTTCTTCGCGTTCGCGCAGCTGCTTTTCCTGATCCGCCAGGGCGGCAGCTTTCTCGTCCGGTTTGGTATCGGCCGCAGCGGTGGCGCCTTCACCGGCAGCGCCGGCAGTGGCTGCATCGCCCTGGCCTTCGTCGCCGCCAGCGGTGGCGCCATCACCGCTACCGGCATCGGCGTCGCCGGCCAGGCCGAAGGCCTCGTCGTCCGACTGGACGGTTTTTGGTTTGTCTTCCGCGTTGAACTGGTCGGCGAAGTCGGCGCGATCCTGTTTCAGTTGATCTTCGGTGGTAATAGCCATGCTGGCGTTCTCCTATGGGGTTTCAGGGCGAAAAAAAACCCGCGCTGGGCGGGCTGAGTGGCGCGGGTCGTTACGCCTTGGGACTGTTCTCGGCACTGGGGTCGGCCAGCACCTGACGCACGGCCTTGATCTGGGCCAGTGCGCCTTGCTTGAATTGCAATCGATCGGGGGGCACGGTGGCCAGTTCTGCCAGCGTGTCCAGGTACAGCGCGTCGAGCATCCGTCCGGCTTGCGCCAGGGCGGTACTGCCGGCATGGGCCATCAGCCGTTCCTGTTCGTGTGCCAGTGCGTGCGGTGTGCGATCGATATCCATTACTCGATTTCCGGGGTGTAGAAGCCGGCGTGTTCGCCGACGTTGGCACCGACCTGGCCGCCGGCGGGGTCACGGTCCTGAACCGGTACCGACGGGTCCTCGATCGGCGCCGTCGCCGCGTTCTGCGACGTGCCGCCATCAGAGGACGCAATGGGGGTGGCGCCGGTCGGCGTGCCCTCGTCGGGAGTCTGGTCCTTGAACCCAGCCGATTTCAGGATGGCGTCACCGGCCGGGGCCACTTCCGGGCGCTCGGTGGCGACACCGCCAGCCTGCATGCCTGCGTAGGCGGCGTCGACGTTGGTCTTGGTGGCCTGGGCCAGCAGGCGCTGCATGTCGGCACCGATGCGCGCGACTTCCGCTTCCAGCTTCTTGGCCTGCAATTGCGCTGTCAGCATGTTCAGCTGTTGCATCTGCTGCTCCATCTGCATCTGCTGCTTGGCTGCGTCGCTGTCGCGTTCCGCCTTGACTTCTTCTTCGGACTTGATGATGGATGCCAGGTCGTGCGCTTCGGCCCGTTGGCGCAGCAATTCTTCGCGCTTGATATACGGAGCATCGTCCGGCCCGATGGTGGCGGCGAAGTTATTCAGTTGCTGTGCGCGGATCTCTTTCGCCATCAGCGACGCAGTGCCGCGCGCCTTGATTTCGAAGTCGCCCTTGCAACTGTTGTCCGGGTTGAACTGCATGTTCCAGTAATACAGCGCCTGGATGAACGGCCGGGTAATGCCCTCGTCGTAGTTGGCGATCAGGTCCTTCATCACGATGGAGGCGTTGGCCATCAGCATCGACATGCCGGACGCGGTGGCGGCGGCGCCGGCGGTGGCATTCTCGCCCTGCATATAGCGCGGGATCGCTGTCACGTCGTCCGCGTTCTCCTTGAACATGTTGACGATCGGGAAAAGTTCTTCCAGACCGTTCGGCATGGTCAGCACCCGGATGGCCGGGTTGGACGGGTCCTCGCCATTGCGCTTCCAGATTTTGAACGGGTACATATCGTCGGCCAGTTCGCCGCGCGACAGCAATTTCATGTTCACTTCCAGCTGCGGACCGGCCGTCAGCGCAGCGTTGTCGAGGATCATGCGGGTGCCCGCGTTGATCATGGTCTGGTCGTCGCGCATGATGGCTGCAAAGCCGTCACCAAAAATACTGGTCTCGTCCTTGTCCGCGTAGTACAGCTGGTATGGCCAGGTCACGCCGTTGATAGGCTGCAGGGCGATCTTGATCACCTGTCCATTGGGCAGCATCCAGACATTGGAGAAGAACGTTTCGTGCATGCGCTCGGGCGGCACATGGACGCCGGCGCCAGCGAGCTGTTCGCCGTCCAGCCACCCCCAGCGTTCCAGCACGTCGTACTGGCCGTCGTCTTTGGTGTTGGTCGACACGCGATCGCCGATCTGGCGCAGTTCGTTGTCATATTGCTGCACGCTGCGGTGGCCGTGCGGGTGGGTCAGGATATAGTCGCGGATGCGCTGGCCGTCGAACGTCTTGCGGCGCGCCAGCTTGACCAAGGCGGCCCGGGTCATGCCATGGCGCTCCCACACGTAGCGGCAGTCTTCCAGCGTCGTCGCGCTCATGTCCGGATACCACCGCCAGAGCGGTACATATTCGACGAACGGCACCACGTAACTGACCGTTTTGTGGACCCATTTGCCGTTTTCCTTGACAAACTTGGTGCGCGTCTTGCGCTCGACCAAGGGGGCCTTGAGCACGCCGGTGCCGTACAGGTGGCCGGAATGCAGGACCTGGCGCGCCTGCTCTTTGTAGCGCGACTCGGCCAACTGGTCGTCAATGACGGCCGTCATGCGGCGCGCGGCGAACTGGACGCCCTTCAGGATCGCCGCATCCATTTCCTGCTTGGTGGGCTCGCGTTCCAGCTGCTGTGTCAGGACCTTGTACAGGGTTTCCTTGCTCTCGTTATCGACGGTCGGATTCGGCGTGTTCTCGGCGGTCCAGTTGCGGTCGGAGTTGGCCGGGAACAGCAGGTCGGCGACACGTGCGTCGACGGTCTTGACCTTGACGCGGGTGGCGCGCACGAAGGCCTTGGAACGGCGCTCGCCGATCCGGGCCAGCACGTCCGGGTCGTAGACGCCACGGTACTGGCGCAGATCCTTCAGCCAGCGATCTTCGGTCGGGCGGCGCTCCACTTCGGCGCGCTTGAACTCGGACAGCAGGGTCGTGCCCAGCGCGTCCAGGGTCAGATACGGTGCCGGGCTGTCGCTGTGCATACCAGCGGTGGCCGCGGCGATGTATTCGGCTTGCGCGGCCTGTTCGGCGGTCGGGGTGGTAGTTTCCATCAGTAGCCCGCGCTGCTGGCGGCCTGGTTGGGTTGTTGATAGCCGCCGTCGCGTTCGTCGCGCATGGCGCGCGGCACGACCGGTTCGGCGAACGTCATGGCGAGGGCGTCGGCGCCGTCAGGCGAACGTACCCCGCGCTTTTTCATCGAATCCTTGGACTCGATCAGGCGTGACCCGTTGGAGGCGGTCTTGTAACTTGGCGCCGAAATGTCGGCGATCAGCGACGGCTCGTTCGGTATGCGGTTCGGACCGTCTTCCAGCCATTCCTTGAGGCGGTACCAGATTTCGGCGCGCTTGTTGGCGTAGCGCTCGGGGTCGTGCGCGCGTTCGGCGCTGTTGACGCCAATGACCGGCACGCCCAGCTCCTTGAGCCGGTCCACGATGCCGGAACCAATGCCGATCTTGTCCACGAAGATCGCGTCAGGATTGAACTTCTGGTAATACGAGGCCAACAGCCCCGCCACTTCCATCGGCCCCTTTTTCTCGTGGTACTCGATCTGGAAGCAGGTGCGTCCCTGGCGGAACGCGATCGCGGTGCGGTCGGCGCCGTATTCGGCCGGGTCGCAGCCGATCAGCAGCGCGCCCGAACGCTCACGGAAGCCGCTGTTGACGGCCGCCATGACGGTGGTCGGGTTGATCAGCGGGTCGGCAGTGGACGAGCGGAAGGCCAGCGCCGGCGTCGCCGGATATTCCTGGTCAAACAGCCATTCGAAACCCTTGCCGTAGGTGGTGATCTTGTTGCGCCGCCACGCCATCTGCTCCATGTCGAGCCCGTAGGCGTCGCGGTACTTGACGTCCTCCGGTGACAGCACGAAGTCGTCGGGCACGGTGGCGCGGTATTCGTCCTGCCAGAACCAAGGCACGAAGATGGCGATGAATTCACCGATGCCGGCTTCCGCGTTCTGCCACAACTCGTGGAACTTGCCGCCGACGCCGTTGGCCGTCGATTCGATGATGAATTCGGTGCCGTCCGCATCGGACAGGATGTTGCCCAGGCCTGCCAGGTGCAGGACCGCGTTGTCCCAGAATGCGAACTCGGATGCGTGCAGCAGCTGCGCCGTGTTGGAGCGGCCGACGTCCTTGGAGCCGGCGGTGGCAAGCTTGTAGCCGCCGTCCAGCCGGTTAAAGACCAGTTCCTTGCTGTTGGTGTTGCCGGTCGATGGCGCGAACGGGTTGTGTTCGTGATAGCGCTTGACCATCTTGAACAGGTTGTCGGTCGCCTTTTGTTCGTGCGCCACGATGAAGGCGTTGCGGCCATGGTTGATGCTGCTGATGGCGTAAAACCGGCCACCGATGTACGTCGAAGCGCCCTGCTGTCGCCCTTTCAGGATGATGGCGCGGACCTTCCCGGTCTCGACGCGCTGTTTTTCGACGCGGGCGTGGATGAAGCGCTGGGCCTTGTTGAACTCCAGCCGCACGCGCTTGCCGCTCTTGTCTTGCAGGTACAGGCAGGTTTCGCAATGCTGCGCAATGTCGTTGCGCAGGATTTCGACCACGCGGTCGAGTTCAGCCTGATTAACCGCCATTTTTCTTCAGGATGCGGGCAATGACGTCTTCGACACCGCTGCCGCTGGTGCCTTCTTCCTCGTCCATGCCGAAGGCTTGGCGCTCTAACGCCACCAGGGAGCGCAGGGAATCTGTCAGGGTTTTCAGGGTGTTGGAGCGGGCCGCCAGGGAGGTCAGGCGTTCCAGCACTTCCAGCCGTTTGCCGAATGTCTTGTCGTCGTCGGCCAGCAACGCGTCGCCCAGTTGCTCGATCAGGTCGCGGTGGTCGGTCTGGCTTTCCAGCTCGTCCAGCAGCGACATGGACAGCTTGCGGGCGCGCTGGATATCGCGCCGATGGGCCAGCGCAATCTGCGATTGCAGGTTGGCGTTGGCCTCGACAACTTCCTTCTCGCTGGCGGCGTCCTGCTCGCGCGGTACGGCGCTGATGATGGATTTGCTGACTTTGGTCTTGGCTTCGTCACGGATCTTGGGCGCCAGGTTGCGCGTGATGCCCAATTTGTCGAAGCGTTTGACCATGGCGGCGCGCGATACGCCGTATTGTTCGGCCATCTGGGCCTGGCTTTTGATGCCGGCGCGCCAGTCGGCTTCGATCAGGTCCCAGTCGATCTGACGGGGCGAAGTGTCCTTTACGTTGGTCATGGCGGTGTACTCACTACTGTTGCCGCCTGCATCAGGTGCAGCGGTTACGGTTTGACTTGCGGGGCGTGAAGGGCTTGCGCGATCTGTTCGAGCACGCGAATGCTGGTCGGCGCCGCGGTGGGTGCCGGTCGCGCCGGTGGCCTGCGACATGCCGTTACGACACCGCCGCTGTAAGGGTCTTGCACGTCGCGCAGCGCAACGGAACCGTGCCCACCGCCAAACCAGTCGCGGGCGTCCATGCGGTCCTGCGCATCGTCGTAGCCCAGTTCGTCGGCCGGCAGCCACGGTGCAGCAGGGTTGCGTGCGTCGTAGCAGGTCGGCGCTGGCGAGTCGTTATGGAACTGCCAGGCGCGCAGGACTTTCGGCGCGCGGCTCATGACAGGCTCCCGCTGTCGGGAATGGCAAGCGGACGCGTTGGCATGCTGTGTGCGAGACCCTGGAATAAAAAAGCCCCGGTGACCTTGCGGCCCGGGGCAAACGCCTGAACGCTCAGACGCAAGCAAAGTCTGTCCTGTACTCAGGCTTGGACGCTGGCTGCGCGGTGGTTGACCAGACCGCCCGGCATGGGTGCCAACGCCCAAGACTGAGTACAGGGGCCGTGCCGGCCTACGAGCCGGCAAAGCCTTCGACGGGGGTGTACTGCTCTGTAAAGTACGCGTAACCGAAGCCCAGCAGCATCAGGACGGCAATGGCGTAGAACGCGCCGAATGCGATGTCCGGGGCGTGGAAGCGGTCCAGCAGCAGCCAGACGAGTGCCAGCAGGCCCAGCGGGCCGCGCGTCGGCAGCGACTCGGGGCTGATTTTGATCTTGCGGTGCTGCGACATGGTGCGGTCCTCGGGACGAAAAAAAAGCCCGGGCGGGCGCGCCTCGGGCTTGGATATTCTGGCTGTCAAGGCTGGGATCGAACCAGCGACCACCGGATTAACAATCCGACGCTCTGCCTCTGAGCTACATGACAAGTGTTTGGATAGGGCGCAAGGATTTGAACCTTGGTATGCCGGGATCAAAACCCGGTGCCTTCGACCAGCTTGGCGACACCCCAACGGTTATGCCCAGTCCTATCTGGAAAGTGGCGTCGTTGTGTGTTGCATTTGTTGCCGCCGGCTGGACTCGAACCAGCCACGCATCCATCCTGTAGGACCGTTCTACCTCTGAACTACGGCGGCTTCGATGCCTTGAAAGACTTGTTGGAGGCCAAGCCTTTGCGCAAGGGACAGTTTTTCAACTTATCGAATTGAGGCGAATTTTAGGGGTGTTTGTGCGGGTTTTCCCAGTACTTTGTTGCGCGGGAAAACCCGCACTGCGCGCGAAGCCAGTACTGGGCGGATTCGGGCTCTGATATACTGTACAAACATACAGTATTTATTGAGTGAAAGAACCATGCATGTGGCGGTACACCGGTGCTTTTTGGATGATGGCACTCCGACGAAGCGCGGGCAGGGTACACCTGGGCGTGATGCCGTGGTGGCGCAGGGGGCGCTGACCCTGGACTACGAGTTTCACGAGCCGTTTGGCCGGTGGACGAAGGTCGCCCGGCTGATGGATGGCGCCGTCGACGTCATCCCGCCCATGATCAAGGCGGAAGTGTTCTTCCTCAAAGACGGCCTGATGAAGGTCGAGGGGACCTACTACGATGATCTGAAGGGTAAATACCACGCGCAGTCGTGGCGTTGCCGTATCCCCCGGCGGGTGGCGATACACCAGTGCTTCTTTGCCGACGGCACGCCGGTCAAGCGATGGCAGGAGGCATTCCGGCGCGAGAGCAATTATCCGGAAGGGCAGTTGTCACTGGACTACGAGTTCTTCGCGCCCTTTGGACGCTCGACACCGGTGGCCCGCCTCATGAACGGGACGGTCGATGTCATCCCGTTCATGGTCAGGGCTGAAGTGTTCTTCATTAAGAACGGCATGTTGAAGCTGGAAGGAACCTACTATAACGAACTGACATGCAGGTATCACACGCAGTCTTGGCGTTGCAAGGTTGTCGCCCCATAAGCGCGTGTTTGGGCTTAGGTAAAGCGCCCAGCGCGTGGCACCAATTCAGTGTAACTATGGATTGCGCCATCATGCAGCGCGCGCTTTATGCTGCCTCCCAAGTTGTCGGGGAAAGTATGCGAAACGTCGTGCTTTGACTCAACTACGTTCCCACGCAGTGCCGAGAAAAAAGGCTCAATGACCGTAAGGATGTTGACATTCTTTGTGGGCGGGTTCTCCCAACCCATTTGATGCGCCGGGACCACAAACTGCAAATCGTTGTTGGTATCAAGCTTGCTCACGAGATCCGGCAATATTTGTTTCTGCTTCACTGCCTGGTGGTACAGCGTCGTATCACGCTGGTAGAGAACGACCAAAAAGATGAGCCAGTGCATGTGGATCTGCTGGCTTTTCATGGTTAGGAAACATGCCTCCAGAATATGGGCGGCCTGCTGCATGTCGCGCAGTTCCAATCGGAAGGCACGCGCATAGCGGACAAACGTATATGGCAGCCATTCCTCAGCGGGAAGCGGGAACTGGGGAAGAACCTGATTGAAGCCCCAGACTTGATGTTGCGGATCGGGAGCAATGATTTTTGACAGCAGCTCGATGGCGAACTTAGTCGTGTCAGGTATCGGAAGCGTGAACTCCATGTCAAAAAAGCGTTTGAGGTAGCGCACTGCGTCAAAGCTTTCGCCATAAACGGCCTTAATGGAATGCGCCAGCTGTTCGATATTGGTGGCGATGACGAAGTACAAACCTGGAATACCAAACAGGTGTTTGATGCCTTCCAGCAGTGCGATCGCGTAGTCCGGCCGGCAACGGTCCAGTTCATCCACGAATACGTAGACCGGCAGCTGGACGTTGGCTTCCTTGCGGAGCGCCGCGATCAGCAAGCCAAACTTGTCCTTGAAGGCCTGGATCGCCCTGGCCGTCGACTGGTGCGCTTTCAAGGCATCTTCCATGGCTTTGCTCAGGTCCTTGCCGATTTTCTGGAAATCTTCCTTGGACACGGCCCCGCCCTCGTGTTTCGTGTGGTCGTCCCCGTTGTCGCCGTCGAATAGGTCGGCAACCTGGTCCATGGTGAGCCCCAGCACCTTTTTACTCGCGGCAGCGCCCACGACCTTGGTAACTGGCATGACGATCTGCTTGGCTGCTGCAAGCAATTCACGACGCAGCTTTTGCGCAGCTGGGACCTTGGCATAATGCGGTTTCAGCGCGGCATCCAGCGAGGCAATGAAACCGATCAGCGGTTCCTTGCTGAAGTCATTGGCCCAGGCGTCAAAGCAGACAGCAGGATGTTCCTCGTGCTCGGCTTGCTTGCACCAGTTGCGCACCATGAAGGTCTTACCGACGCCCCAGTCGGCATTGACCGCCAGCACGAACCCGGGCTCGTCGGGTTTTAGCAGATGGCGATTCGCCAAGTACTTCGACAGGTAGGCGGCGTCGGCCCGGCGCCCGAGGTGATCGCCCGTCCAGATAGCGTCGAGTGGATCGGCGGGTTGTTGTGCGACGTCTTCTTCCATGTGGTTCCTTACGGCGTTCATCACGTCCAGGGTGGTGGCGGCGCTGCCGGCGGACGTGTCGCCGGCATGCCCAGCTGGGGAAATTAGTACCAGTTGCGCTGCGGGTTATACAGGCCGCGCTCCACCTTATAGGTCGGGCAGTCGCGCTTGTCGCCTTCGCAAGGCGCGTGCGTGTACTCGTAGCCGACGTACAAGCCGTAGCTGCTGAACGACACGGCGACGGCGGCAGCCGCCAGCAGTGGGGTCCACGTTCCCCGGTACTTGTAGGACAGGCGGAACCACCAGAACATCAGGCCAGCAAGCAAAAGACCGCCGAAGTGGAACTTCCAGCCTTCGAACAGCATGTCAAGTAAAGGGCTATTATCCATGAGCCAGGCGCGGCCGTTCTTGGCGCATCCGGACAGGACGAAAGCAATGGCGGCAGGGGCGAAATACATCCAACGGGTTTGACGCAGCGACATGTAGTCCTTTCATAAGAGTGGTTGCTGTACGTCAAGTGTATCGGGTTTCGCGCCGCGGTGACGTCAAGCGGCCATGCGATGTTCGTAGTACGGGCGGATTTTGTCATCCAGCAGCACCTGGTACGTATCCGGCGGCGCGGAAGGCGCCAGCCATGCAGCCAGGTTGGATGCCTTGAGCGGGATCGGGCAGCGGTCATGCCCAGCAGCTGCGACTTCGGGCGGCGGTTCGTCCGTGATGACGGCAAAGGAATCCAGATCCGCCTGTTCCTTGCCGGTCCAGTGCGACCACAGACAGGCCAGCTGCATGGGCTGCCCGTCGTCGGGACTGAACTTCAGCACCACGTTTTCCTCTGCCTCGCCTTCGGCCAGCGCGCGGCCTTCCAGGCGGTGGCGTTTGACGTTTTCAAAGAACGCCGTGGCGACCAGCACCGCGTGCGTATTGGCGAATTGCCCCTTCCAGAAGCCCAGCAGGTTATCCCGGCGAGCGTTGTACGTGCCGGGGTAACGCACGTCGTAAAAGGCCGGCTTCCCAGCTGGCCGGCACAGGTAACGCATCGGTGTAACGATTAGCTTGCCGTCAGCGTCGACGGTCATGACTGGACAGAAGTGCCCTGGGAAGATCCGGTCGTCGCGGTCGCGGTGATCGGAGCGCTGCAGGTCGTCCAGCTTGCGCATCAGGTCTTCCACCTTGTTAGTCGCAATGCGCTTGTCCTCCCGGGCCTTCTTGGTCTCCTTGGTGGACAAACTGCGCTCTGCATCGGCAAGCCGCCGGCGCTGCGCGAATAGCTTTTCCTCCAGCTGGGGGATCTGCGCCATGTCGTATTCGATGGCCAATCGTTGGCACTCCGCTTCTTCGGGGCTGGACGGGGTGCAGAACTTGAAGGCGTCGGTCAGCCCCTTGGGCAGCGGGATCTTTTCACCGTCGACGCGCAGGCCCAGCAGGCGGGCAAATTCGCTGAAGTTGACGTCGGCGCCGTAAGCCCGAACGTACTTTCTGTAGTCGGCCCACACCTGGGCGGAATAGCACATGGTGAACTCCTTGAACGACGTGACGAAGATGGCGTGTAGTATAGCCCTGTGACTTGGCGAAAGTGAAACAGCGACGCGGCGACTACATGCCTTCGCAGAATGCTTCCGCCAGCTTGCCAGGCTCTTTGCTGGCCATTTCCCAAAGGTTTGTCAGCTCGACCAGCGTCGTCATCCGGGTACGGTCCGGCAGGTACTTGTTTGCAGCCAAGTAGCCATAGAATGTGCCCTGCTTGTCGACAATGGCCGGCGGTGACCCGGCGTAGGGGTTCCACGGTGAATAGTCGCTGTACCGGCCACCGAAGTTGCCATACATGTTCCAGATGCTCTGGTCGGCGTAAGTGCTGCCATGGTCGCCAAGTTTGTTGCAGATGGCGCCCGGGTCGGACTTGCCGCAGTTGATGCAGCCGAGGAACGTTTTGTGCCCTTCCCCGCCAAACAGCAGCAACATGGGAGCGGGCGCGGCAAACACCGCGCTTGCGGTCAAAGCCAGAGAGGCGGCGGCCATGCGGCCAGCGACGGAACGAAACTTCACGCGGAACACTCCAGTAGTTACTTTGCATCAAGTTTATATCAATTCTTGCAATTCCAGAAACTTGCCGGCCGCCGCCTCTCTGG